AATTCCTATACCTGCTATAGCAGCAGCTTGTATTAAAACATCTTTAAAACCTACATTCTTAGGAAATGCAGCAGCAAATATTCCGTATCCTATACCAAAGACACCCACAGCCGCACCCATGATAATCAAGTTAAGAGAGCCTCTCCTTACCTTTTTACTCATTACTTTGGTACCTAGTAAAGCAACAGCCCCACCTATAAGTACTAATGATAAAACCATTCCTAGCAAAATTGCAGGCTGTTTAAGGATAAAGTATGTAGTAAGAGCAAATGCAGCCATTCCAATACCAAAGGAAAGAATAGCATCACCCATTCTATCAACAGATCTAGCACCCTTTCTAATGTTCTGTGAAAACTTTTTATTACCAAGAAGAGAAAAGACACCGCCCATAATAAACAGAGTAGGTATAAGAATAGGTAAGCCTACAAGACCTATTAAGATAAGAGGTGTTGCTAAAGCCAAACCTCCAGCAAACTTTATAATAGCATCTCCCATAGAATCCAATGCATCAATCCCTTTCTGTACTTTCTTTGTATTGAAGGATTCAAATCTTTCAAATGAGTTAACTACAAAATCCAGGAATTTATTAACAGCTCTTTTAGGAACAATACTCCACACTAACATCGCCTTACCTGTAAGTAAAGCGCCGTATCCTAAATCCTTTAATGCTGAAGCGGCTTTGCCATCAATCTTTCCACTACTCTTCTTATTAGTAGTCTTATCGCTACCTGTGCTTTTATTATTAGCGTTTTTTGCAAGTATTTCTAAGTTTTTAGAATCTCTATTACCTAAAATTCTATCTCTTATTGCTTGTCTTATACTATCACCTGCAAATGATCTAGCACCTTCTTCATGCATTATTGCCACACCAAGATGTTGGCCTATTAGTGATCTAATATTTTGTAATACTGATAACTGTTGTTGTGAGACCGAAAGTATAGCAGCAGATGTGGCATCAGCACTACCCGTTGAACCCATACCCTTAACGATAAAATCTTCAATTCTTTTAACGCTTTCGCTGGTTTCTTTTGAATAAGCCTCTATCTTAGATAGAGGGCTCATCAAGTCTTTTAAGGTTACTGCTGCCATACTATATTTATTAGAACTTAGGCATGCTTATTTTCGGCATTGATGGAGTTTTATATGATGACATATTTTTCATCTGTTTTTTCATACCTCCCATATCATATTTATCCCCATACGACGTCTGTTGCTTGCGCTCATCATCGTTACGCTCTTTCATTATGTCATTAAACATTTCAAGAGTGTACTCATATTCATAGAAAGGAAGCAAATCCAGCTCAGATGGCTGGAGATGCAACTTTTCCAATAATAAGACTCTAACCTTAAAGAAGTTCAGAAGTGATATCTTGAATAATAAAGAGAGCCTTGACACCGCCGGGAAAGGAAAGCGGAACTGTGACCTCCGCACCACAAGATTCACATGGATAGATAAACTCAGGTTTAACTCCAATTTTCGCTTTTTCCACAAGTCTGTAAATGATTGAAAATTTATTAGCATCCCAGCCTTGGAAATTTGTTATTGCAGAAAAGATTTCTTTATCATTGAAACCTCTCCACTCTCTTTGTATATAAGGTAGTATGGTAAGTGATGACCTATCCCAAGATTTACCTTCTTCTTCACGTTTTCTAATCCATGTTGTAATTGCTCGCATAACACCAATTGTAGGCGGTGCTAATGTAAGCTCTCCATGTTTTTTTGTTGGAATAGTAAAACACTTATTCTGATAATCGTAATACTTTTCTAGTAACTCGTCCCCTTCTTGGAATTGAAGATTAGTAGTTTTAAGCTCTACGGAATCCTGAGATTTACATGCTCCAGTTGGGCATGCCTTTTTACCTACTGGCATCATAAGTTTATTTTCACCGCTCTTAAATGTTAATTCGCGGATTGCCAAAATTAAAAAGATTCTATCTTCTTCTAAAACATCTCTATATGAACCTCTTTGTGTACCATACATTATCTTAGTACAGTTAACAAGAATAGAATTTAACTTTTCATCTACATCTAAAATGTTATCTTCATCCAATGTAGAAAATTCTCTAATTTCACCAACTCTTGCGGCTCTAATATGAATTTCAAAATCTTCTCTATAGAATTTACCTTTTGATGGGAAGTTACCTAAATCTAATTTTACATAACCTGCTAAAGCTTGAATTCTCTGTATTTCAGGATCGTCTGGTGATGTAATTCCACTACCCCTGGTGGTATCAACCTTACCCAGTTCAGTAATTACACCATCCTCATTAGTCTTAACAGTGGCTTCAGTATCTTGTATACCTTCAGCTGCTTCAAACTCTTTTTTAATGTTGTCTTCGTGACTACTCATAATTTATTTAATTTTTTGTTAATTGTTTTTCTGGTGATGTCTCCTCTACTATATGCTCAACAATAAGTTGTCTAACATACCTAGAAACTGGCATCGGTTTTGTTTTTGTTTCCATTGATTTTTGAATGATGATAGTATTAAGGTTATCTTCATCTTCAGGAGTTAAAAGAACTTGTAATTTTTTTGTAAGTCTTTTCTTTTGTGGAATCATTTCCTGTACGCTTTCGTTGTAACCATATTTAGGATTGTCAGCTTTGTATTTTTTAATCCAAAACTCTACCCTATCCATAATATGACCTAATGACTCGTCTGTTTCAAATTCTTCAAGAATGGTTTTAGTAAAAGACTTTGTACCAAAATCCTTCACCGCCCTCTTAATGTATTTTCCAGACCCTAAGTTATTAGGATTGTCATTAACTGAATAACCTACATAAACTTTCCCATCTGTTTGATTTTCTACTTTAAATATCTTCATGATTTTAGATTATGTATTCTATATTATATATTAGAGTAATGACAAAAAAACTGGCCCTAAGGCCAGTTTTATATAAGTTTAATTTGAATTAGGTTCCAGCACCAACGTTCTCCTCAACCCAATGATCACAACGATAAGTCATTGTTAAATCAACAGCATCTGGAGTTTCATAACTCAATTCATCTACAAAATCAGGTTGTCCTGTTGGGAATACATCTTTACAAGTAATCTTTCTAAAAATATCACCTGCTCTGTTGTACTGTACAATAATCATACTTCCAACATAGTCCTTCTTCAATCCCATTTCGCCAGTCAATGGATCGTAAACTAATTTATACCAGTTACGGAAGGTATTGTAAATGTAGTTTTCGTTTGCTTCGTTTAAGTTCAAACTGAAGTTAACAGTGAGATCCATGAATGTCTGTCCTGGCATACTTGCAAACGAACGATCAGCAAATTTATATTTCTGACCTATTGCATCTACAGAAGGGTTAAGGTTATTTAATCCTCCGATTGTTTTAACCTGTTCCAAGATTAATCCAGTATCATCACCTAGTGGCGTAAACACAGTCACCTCAAATAAATTAGGTTGGATAGGTTCATATCTCTGACTGCTAGCCCTTGATTGTGTATAATGTGGTAATGGCATAACTTATCTTATTTTTTTATATATTCATCTTTCTTTTCTTATTGGAAGTTACCTGAGCTTATTGCACCTGTCTTAAGAATTGTAGTTCTTTGGACGAGTATTTCCATTCCTCTTACCGGCTCAATATAAGTATCTAAGATACCAACATTTTGATCAATAACTTCTGGTGTATTATTGGTTTCATCCATAATATTTCTGAAGTCATAAACACCGTCATCATTCTGAACAGTTGATAAGAAGTTATCAGCAAGTGTTTTAATTTCCAATCTTGTTTGAGCTGTATTAAATTCAAACAAGTAGTTTTTAAGAATTGCATCAATACCATCTTGGATGTAAATTACAACCTCTCTAACGTTAATTGAACTTAATGCAGATTTTGTAGTCTGCTGTGCAGTTTTGTTAGCAAAGATTGTTGGACCAGTTCCACTTTGGAATACAATCGGATTCAATCCAAATGGCTCCAAGTATTCTCTGTCCTCTTTTCCAAGATTTAATTCTAAGCCGACAACACCAGTTCCACCAACAACACCTCTACGAACACCTGCAACTAATGACCATGGTAAAGCATTTTCATATTTTGCAATAAAGTTATTAGAAATATATGCAGCGGGTGGTACATTGATATTCTTCCCAAGATCTCTTACGGTAATGTAAGGATAATAGAATGCTCCCCAACTCGCACCTTGTGTTTGAGATGGTAATGAATATCTTACAGTTGGATTTTTACTAAGATCTCCACCAGTAGAAATAAATCTAGATGAAAGAGTTCCAGTAGCATCCAAGAATGTAGGATCAGTATTAGCCTTAAAGTCCTTAGCAGAAGGTGCATTCAGAATAGCAAATGCATTCTTTCTAGTAGAACAGAGGTTTGTATAGATTGCTTTAGATCCACTTTCAATACCGTTTCCAAAAGTATCAACGACATAACGGAAGTTAATAACATCTCTATCAGTTAATGCTTTAAATAGATTAGTTCCGTTAAGAGTACCATTTAATATAGCATTTTGTCTTTGGTTTGATCCATCAGGAACATGTTTAGTGTTATCTAATTTAAATCCATCTAAAGTGAATACATTTAAGTAATCAACCCATGCATCAATTGGATAGTACAATTCTACCTTTTTAACTCCACCTGCAGTAGAAGTTGAAATTTCACTTTGGCAAGTTACTAATAATGCAGTTTTTCCTGCAGGAATTGTGCTGTATTCAGAATTAGTTAATCCTCCTTGTACAACATTAATTCTTGTTAACCTTGAGTGAGGAACATTAACAGAACCTTCAAAGTGTACTAAGTAATTTCCTACAACTACATCAGCAGCATCAGGATTAGCAGCATCAATTAATATTTGATTAGGTCTAAGAGCAGTTTCGGTTAACGAATCAGCCAAGATATCAATTGAAAGGTTATTTGCACCTTTCAGCGTTTGAATTCCAAAAACATTTGCACCGTATGCAACAGCATCAGAATTTAAGAAAACACCTGCACCATCTAAAGTAAATTCAGCATGAGGCGTTAAGTTATTAAATGCATCTTCCTGGTAAGCAAGAACCTGAACAGAAGGTAAGCTATATGCCGGGTCAGATATTGCAACAGTATCAACAGCAGTTGTTGGAGTTCCTACGTGAATAAACCCATAATCAATAGCATTAAATACTAAGTATGAAGTATATTGAGTTCCACCATCTAAGTATACTGCTTCATCACCATCAGTAAGTGTACCGTTAGCAAATTGGCTATATAACATAGATCCATAAGAACCGATGATACCTGCAGTTGGATTAGCTAGTGGAAGTTCATCAGCAACGAATCCAAAGTCACTTTCATTAATATAGGTATATGTTGCACCAGAAGTAGGGAAGTCAGTATCAGTAACTCCACCAACAGATGATAACAATAATGTAACTGTATTTCCAACAACTTGGTGAGATATAACAGGAACATATTTTGAAATAACAGAATCAAAGATATAGGTACCTACAACAGTTGAGCTGTTTGCAGTCATATTAGCAAATGAATCAAAAAATGAATCACCTGCAGTTCCTTGTACTTGGATTTGAATATCTCCACTAGTAACAGTTGTTGCAGAAATTAGAGTCCCAGTAGATTGTGTAATAACATTAGGTACAGTTGCAGCCCTGTTATAACTTAAATCAGAAACAATAGCTCCACTGTATGATAAGAAATTAACATCATCCTGGATTGAAGTAGCTTGAGTATATTCAAGGTTATGTCCAATCAGATCAATACCACCAGCAACACCGTCAATTAAAAAGTCTCCACTAAAGAGGTCCTCATTAACAGTTATAAATAATCCGGTAGATGCAGTGTTTGCATTAACAACTTTTTCTACGAAAAGGTTATTTCCAAGTAAATCCACAAAATCAGGAATTAATGATGCAGTATAGGTTGCAATAACATTAACTTCACTTTCATTAAAGAATTCAGCAATCTTAGTATCAGTTGCATCAGAATCAAATAATCTTCTTTTCAATCCTTGTGTTTTATCAAAGTAAGTTTGGAAGATTGGATCAGAATCAAATCTTTCATAAGGTGTTGCAGAACTAAAGTCTCCACCGAAGTTTCCTGCAATTACAAAGATATCAACTAAGAAGTCTGATACCAAACTATCTTTATCTAAGAATCCTGGAACATTTGCAGCTCCGTACCATTCTTCAACAGTTACATTAAAACCTGCAGAGTTTGCAGCAGATGCTTTTCTTACAATAACAGAAATTGGATTCTGTCCTAAGTTTACCATATCTAAAAGATCATTGGTAGTAGTAGAACTTAATACCTGTCTGTTTGCTCCAACGTTATCTAAGAATGCGTCAGAATCTGGATAGAAGAATTTATCTCTGTTATAGAATTTTTGATATTCTCCCATTGCACCTGAATTGTTTTGTACTTCCGGTGTAGATGAAGTACCAAACTTAATGTACTCAACTTTATCGTTTGAGTCTAAATTAAGAAGATTAAGAGCCAAGATAGGTCCTCTTTCCAATGCTGCTAAACAGCTTCTGTGGAAATAAGAATCTTTTCTCTCTAAGTTTCTATCAATGTCGCCGTATACTTGCTTAAAGAACGCAGTATCTGGTACAAAAACTGGGGTGTTAAACGGTCCAGTTTTAGAGAAACCGACAATTAACCTTGTCTGATTAGCAGGAATACTAACAACTTGAGACTTATCAAACTCAAATCTGTAAGTACCTGCAGCTTTAATCGAAGCGATTTTCGGATCTAGTGCCATCTTATATTATTTTTTTTATTTGCTTTTTTTATATATCCACTAACACATAACTTTTTATACCAGGTCGTAGATATCATAGTTAAGATTTCCACCCTTCGCATCTTGTTCAAGTATAGCATCAATTTTATCTTGAACTGACTGCTCTATTACATCATGGATCTCTTCTGCAAAATCTGAAAAGTCTAATGTAAAGAAGAATTCAGAACTATTTATACATGTCATAATAAGATCATCGTGACCTAATTGACCGGCATAAGAACCGTTAGGCATCTTACCAAAAGTAGATGCTTCATAGACCGTTTGTTTATCTTTTATGATTATTTTATTTTGTGTTATGTATTTTTTAAAGTTTTGACAAAAGATAGGCTTGTTATCTTTTTTAACCTTTAGACCGAATTGCTTAGTACGAGCATCTATTCTATGTTTAAATTTAACTACAGCTTCTTCATCAAAATCATTTCTTTGAGGGAAAACCGTTTCTAACCTTTTTATTAGTTCTCCACCAAACATATTCCATTCAATAATCATTTTTACATTTTCTGAATAAAAGACATCATAAGCTAAGAGGTAAACAGATTTTGCAAATTCTTCAATAGTATGTTCGTTACTTCTGAATCTACCTACTTGTCTTATGCGATAGAAGTCAACAAAGCTACCAGGCGATGCAACCTTTTTCCAATCCTTCTCGTCCATTATTTCAATTTTGAAAATATTAACAATAGAATAATCTCCACCTGTACCCTCTGCAATATCAACTGAAAATACCCAGTAATTTGAATCTTCTTGGCATTCTTCTAAATCAAAAGAAGGATCCCAAACTAATCCATCATACTTTACGGACTCTTCATCAAATTCAGGCATTTCTCTATGTACAAACTCTACTTGGTTTGTTGTTAGTTTCTTAAGACTATCTGCTCCTAATAAAAGAGACGAGCTTGCAATAAACTGATTACCATATTGTCTATTAAATGCTTCTTCACTTCCTAAGTTTGCAACCTCTTGGCGCATCCACTTTTCATCTCTACCTGGCACATCCCACCAATCTACTCGAAATGGAGTATATTCACTTAACCCAGATTCAGCGGCGGAGTAAATATCATAAAACTTATTAAACCCATTAGGTGTACTTGTAATAATAACCTTTGAGTTTGAAGAAGCGGATACCGTTGGATACACGTTTTCATAAAATGTTTCTACAAAGTTTTGGGGAATGTGAGCAAACTCATCCATGAATAGTAAATGAATGGTAAAACCAATCGCAGCCTTTTTAGTTGTAGTTTGACCAATGATACGGCAACCATTATCAAACTTAGAATTAAATACATCCCATTTTAAAACACCTGGCTTCAAAAAGAAAGGTAAATGTTCAAGGATAGTTTTACCCTTATCAATAATCTCTCTGGTAGTTGCACCCTTATTTGAAAGTACTAATGAATTTTTATCAAAGTTAAATAATGAATACCATGCAATAAAAATTGAAGAGCATATTGTTTTTCCAACCTGTCTACTTGCTAAACATACATTAAATCTCTCTGCCTGAAACTGTCTTAGCATGTCTTCTTGATATGCTCTAAGCTCAATAGTCTGTAGACCATGATCTGTCATAACAGTACAGTATGTATTTGCAAAATATACAATGTCAGTTGCACACTTCTTAATCTCCTTTAATTCATGAGGAGTATAATTAAATACAATGTTTCCTTTTCTTAGGTTAGGATTACCTTCGTAGAATGGTGTTGATGCAGGTTTATACCCTTCTTCAATAGCAAGCATTAATTGCTCTACTGCTTCACTAGTCCATGAAAAGGCTTGTTGAGCTTTACTTATATTAAAGTCAAATCCTGCACTAGGTGCTTGTGGTCTCTGTGCCATTTTCTTCTATAACGGCAAGGATATGATTTAAGTGTAAGATTTCTACTTTCTTACCATTTAATGTATATTCAGTACCTTTGCCTATTGTTTTTATTACCGTATCACCTTCTTTGACCTGATCATTATCTGAACATAGTACCTTTGCTTTACGGTTATATTTTTCCTCAGGGATAATAATACCACCTGATGTTACAGCTTCTTGTGGAATTTCTTCTACAAGAATATAATTATTCTTCATCTTCATCGCTATCGACATCTTGTATATCTTCTTCGTTAATAGTTTCTTGTAAAGCTCTCATTAAATCTTTTGTACCTCTTGACTTAAGCCCTTGTGATTTTTGTCTACTATCTCCTTCAGGGCTTCCGTGATAAACATCAATATCACGTGATGTCTTTTTGGCATTTTCTTCTATAGCTACCATGTACATTGTCTGTGATTTAATTATATCTAGGAGAGTTCTCTGTAAGTCACTAAGTACTTCAAACATTCTAGGGGATACATCGCCTTCATTAATAGTATCCATAAGAGTAGAAATAGCAATTTCACTATTCTCCATCTGTCTTATTAACATTCCTAATGCATATTCATCAAGCTGAGCTTTAGCTTGAATGTATTCATGCTCTGCTATGATCTCTTCACTTAAATAAAACTTAAGTAAACTACTCATTACCTTTTTAGCCTTTCCTTTGGCTTTAGTCATCGCAACGGCTTGTGTACCTTCTGCTCTAACCTTAGGTAATTCTGGTGTTTCACTTAGTCCAGGTACTTCATCTGGTAAATCGCTAAGTAAATCACCCAAACTATCTCTAAACTTATCTTTTGAGTTATCTTCCATTAATACTAAATTTGTATTATATATTCCGAGTTATCGGGCATCAGAAACTGTTGGTAGTAACAGTTCAGGAGAAGCATTGTCTAAAAGGAGAGTTAAATGTGTATCCTTAACAACATATTGACTTAAGATTAAGCTATGCAGCTCTTCTTCTATTGGCTTTTTCCAAATTCTAATATTTGTTAAATCTGTTTGGCAACCCAATAGTTTCCAAGATTGATCATTAGGAACATTAACCAAGTCATATACTTTAGTCTCATTAAATATCTTAGTTAATGTTGCAGTAAACTCTGGATTAATCGCGCCGGTTTGAGCTGGTGTATTATAGACAAATAGACTTAGCTGTCTTGCAGTTGCATTTAAGTTTATAACTAATGCATACCATTCATCTTTAAGAAGAGGTTGAGATAGCTTCCACTTATAATAAGTTTCATTAATTTTCATAATGAACCAATTACTAGTATAAGTCATAGAAACAAAATTAGTAGGAGGTAATAATTCATTTTCATATACCATGAAATTATTACTAGCTTCTTTATTAAATTTAGGGGTCCCTGAAGTAGCATCATCTATAAAGGATTCATCTAGTACAATAGAATCACCGTTGATTTCAATTATTTTATGAATGCCATTATATGAATTAGTACCACTCACAGATACCCAGTCTCCAATATTTAAAGCCTGACCAAATGTAGGTAACCCGCCTGTATTAAACTGTACTTTACCACCTTTATCTACAATTGATAAGATAAGTATATTTTTTCCAACAGGTGTTGTGTATTGTGGATTTAACCAAAATGTAAATGCCCTATCATCAGTTTGAGCCCACCCTTGATTATATCTATATTCTATGGCTTCAGTTCCTCTTGCCATAGAACCTAACTTATAATGATACTTTGAAATGATAGTCCATTCATTATAAACATTTTCTTCTTTAATAATAAGCTTCTTATCTAAGATTCTTCTAACATAATCATTTGCTAATGTACCTATAGTATTATACTGATTAGGTTTTCTTACATCTGCAAATTCATCTTCTCTTTCTTGTTTAAATTTATTAAGATCAGATACAAGAGCCTTAGTATCAATTTCTGCATTTTTACCTTCTAGGGTATTATCAAACCCAACTGCAGTTCTTTGTTGGTACGGAACAAGACTTACTCTCCAATAAGATCCTGAGTAAAGAAAATCATCTGCTTCCGCAACAGCATCAATTTCGTACATTCTATTCATATACTGTTTAAAGTATAGATAGTCTCTCATTTCTGGTTTTGCACCAACACCGAACACTTGTTCAAATGCAGACTTAACAATATGAACTTCAAACTGCACAGGAAAATCCATCATCATTGGATTAAACTGGATTTCTCTTGTAGGTAATTCGTTATCAGGAATAAGTATTTTTACTTCGGCTTCTGATATAACATCAAATAAAGAATATTCTTTAAGTATAACATCTCGACTTCTTTGGTCAGCTTTTGTCTTAAAATAGTCAACACAGAACCCAAATAAGTTAGATGCTACTGCTGATAGTTGATTATACATCGACGAAGCTCTACTTAAATCATAAGGATTCCAAGATCCTCCACAGCAATCTACTACTAGGTTAGGAACGCCAACACAGCCTTCAGCTCCACACTGAACTTGCGGAACTTTACAGATAATTCCACCATCTGTTACTAATTCTAGAGCAATAGATTCAAATTCCAATGTGCCATCGCCCACCTGTTCATACCTATACTGAATCCAAAATGGTTTATTTGGATCTAATAGTAAGGCCTCTAGATTCGCATTTGTAAGTGCCACGTAATCAGAATAAGTGACACCATCGGTTCCCCACCTAAACTGTTTATTAAAATAAACTCCAGTGTTTTCTCCTTTAGTAACATCAGAGTATCCTACAACCTCAACAACATTTTTATAGGGTTCTTGTAGGCTTATAAGTATAGCATCACCGTTTGCGTCTGTGGTTGTTCCGTTAACTGCCATTTAAGAATTTTCTTTTTTAAATGTTTCTCCAATAATGTAAGATCCTACGAATGGTGTTAGTGCAGCAAAGTAAGCGCTGGCTCCTATTAAATCCGCGTTCTTTACAATGACCCATATACCTACGATTGCCCATAAAGCAATTGTTATATACATTAAGACTTCTCTTTTACTATTTTTTCCTTTTAGAAAAATTGAAGTATCTTCGCTAGGTCTCATACTTTCACCAAAGATATAAGAAGCAACGAATCCAGTAAGAGAAATAAAGTATCCGGCTAATTGAGTAAAATCGGTGTCAAAATAAGTAGCTAATACACCTACTGATACCCATAGAAAAACAACAAGGTAAGTAACACATTCTCGCTTTGAATCACAACATCTTCTAAGAAATGATTTCATATACAAACATTATTTGTTTATATATTCTTAGAAATTAACAGGTTAAACTAAGTGACATCCTGCATGACTCCATCTCATCATTATACCGTCAGGTGTTAAGATTTCGTTTAGAGGGTTTCTTGGAAAGTTTTTATTAGGATTATCATACCCTGATGGGTCAAATAAGATAATGTCAAATTTTTCAGTTGGAAATAGTTTTTGATAATCACAGTTATATGCATCTGCATATATCATTGTAATATTTTCAATATTTCTAGTTTCCAATGCAACAACTTCTGGATGAAGTTCTATGACAGTCATAGTAGCTTTATTTCTTGTAATTTCATCATTAATAAAACCTATACCATAACCTATAGATAAAACATTAGCTCCATTAAATAATTCATTAAAGAAAGGCTGATATGTTGAAAACTCATATTCAGTATTGGACATCATTAATTCATCATCAGTATCATTCCATAAAATTGTATATGAATTACCAACAGTGGATTGCGAAAAATACGGAATCCAAGATTCAGATGGTAAATTTTCATTTCCTGTAAATGTGTATGAATCCCTTCTTATCATGATTTATATATTCTACTTAATATGGGGTGTAATCTGTTTTGACAACTAAGATAGGATCGTCTTCCTCTAATTTAGGATCTATTTGATCAATAATCCCATATGCATCTAGTTTGCCATCAATTTCCATTGAAGTTAAGATATCTAATAAAGCACTAGCTTTCATATAGAAATAAGGCTTTCTATCAAGATACTTGTTATCCATGATCCTATATTCAATAAGTGTCTTATTAAAAATATCTAATTCTTTTCTATCCAAGAGCTGTGTTAAATCAAAAATGCCTTCAAGAATACTGAAATAAAAACTTAAGACATGCCCAGATTCGCCTTTAACTAATCTTGTGTATTTTTTATCATCATTTACACTAAAAGTTAGAAATTCTAAATTTTCTAATCTACTTAAAATAGAAACAATAAAGTAAACAGAATTAGGCTTAAGTGCAGGATTAGGTAAAAAACCAGAATTTTCAGCTTTTTCTATTTCGGTACGTAAACGCTTACTTGTTTTTATAGCATTAAGAAAAGAAGATACTTTAACAGTATATTCATTACCATCTTTTGATAAGTTTAAATTCTTACACTCTTTTTTTACTCTACTAATAATTATACTATCAAAGTAATCATACTTAAAAAGAGTAAATTTTATATGTGTTGGAATTCCTAGTTCAAAGGTGTTATCAATTAGCATCATTACCCATCTGTTTTTCTAATATATCTATCGCAGAACGAACTTGTAATGGGTCATATTTTAGTGCTTCTTTATATTCACGTTCACCAATTTCATTGAACTTCATATATTGTTCTAAAGCTTTAGGATTAGGTGACCATTCCTTTGCTTTTTCTTTTGGTGACTTTTTTACCTTTGTGTAAATAAATCCAGGAACCCTATTAAACTTTGATGCGACCAATCTCCATGCCTCGGCTTGACCGGCCGGATCTGTTTTAAGAGAATTAAATAAGTTTGCTTGAATAGGAAACTTAATACTCATAAACCGATTAGTCATAAAAGAGTTTTTAGACTTATCATAGTTTGTTACTTTATCCCACTGTTCATCCTTTCCGAAAAGAACTTTTATATAGTCAAATAATTTCATCTCCTATTTTATATTTATATGAAGTAATTGCAATATGTTTAAAAAATCTTATCTTGTTTTTTAGTGTCCTTAATAAAAGAAAGATCACCCTCATCATCATCGTCATCTTTAAAGAACGATGCCTTAAAGGAACTGTCAACTTCTTTTGCATATTCAGTTCCTTCCAATAAGGATTTCATAGTAGAGATAGTCTTTAATTGTAGTCCTTTCTGATTCATTTTAGATTCAACATATTTAAACATTTCATCCAAAATACCTTCTGGGATTGATTCAGCAGCAAGAACCATAAGATTAACATTAGATTTAATATTTGCAATAATTTGCTCTCGGCTCATATGTTTTGCATTCATAACCCGAATAACCATATTGGCTAAATCAGTTACATACTCTTCATTATAAAGATACATATGAGAAAGATGGCCATGTTTTTCTTTAAACTCTGCAATGATAGCAGTTGCCTTTTTCTCACTGATACCGTATCTACGATTTTTTGAAGTATAGTAATATGCAGGAGGAACATTATCGCCAGCATCACCAGTAAGAACTTTACGGAAACGGAAGTCTTCTGGGTCTATTTCAATAATAGATGCCTTTTTCTTTTTAACCAAGTCTTTAAGTAATTTCTTGGCTTGGTTTTCTGGAGAAACAGAAACCTTAAGAACATCAAATACATCATCAGAAGTTTCTGAAACATCCTCAGTATCTAACCATTCAGAAAATCCTTGGTAAGTGTACAGCTTCTTATGTGCTGGTGAAAATAGAATAGTATGGGTATTATTGTTTTTACTCTTATCTACTAATTGAACAAGATCCCTATCACCAGTAAACATGATTACTGATTTGTCATTTGCGAGTGATTCTGTATTCCACGCATACATAAGATCATCACCTTCAGCACCATCAATTTTAGAAATGATAACACCTTGCTTAGATAGAATGGAAATAAAATCAGATGTAGCTTTAGAGAAATTATCCCAGTTAATATTACTGTCCTGCTTACGGTTACCCTTATAATCAGCTTCTGGGTAAAAGTCTTTACGCCATGACCTAGAATCTACTGTCCAAACAACACGATCTATAAGTCCTTCAAATAATCGGATCTGATAAGCAAAATCGGTTGCCAATTTTTTGACAAATGATTGGACCTCTTCATCAGTACCTAATAAACCTTTCTTTTTTGAACGGCTAGGTATAACATATAGAGTCCTAAACAAAAAGTAGTTTCCGTCGATGACAAATGTATGTCTGCCGGTTTTCTTCATATTATTAGTATTTAATTTAATTATAACAAGTTAGATGCCATTCTGAAAGTTACGGAGAAATTCATTTTCTAACTCAACAAGGCTTAAATTAGGCTTGTCTCTTTTCATATGCCAAAATGCTCTAACTGCATTTCCTAATTCATAATTATTAGGATAGAGTTTGATTAGTTGATCTAAAAATTCTGGTGTCATGCTTCATTTACTATTGATTGCAGTTCATAGATACAAGCAAGCATTGATACTGCAGGATCAATTACCTGTTGCCTTTGTGATTGATATTTTGCAACCGTTACAATTATCTGTGGTATGAATTGAGTATATGATTGCCTATCCTGTTTTATAAAATCTATAAATTCTGCACCTAGAGAAGAAAGTACATCATCAGTTCTATTTGCATAATTTGATAACATATATTGATAATTTTTTACAGGATCAGTTCCATCAATAACAAGGTCATAGATATCTTTATAGACTGAACTAAACTTCTTAATATCTTCTACATTAACAGTTTCCAATCCTTGAGATTTAAATCCTTGGATTGTATTAAGCATATTACGAAGATCTGGAAATTTTCTTTTTACTAATTCAACCGCAGCATGTTTATCAATTCCTAACCCCTCTTCTTTGCAGATTTGTAAAACTCTCATTATGTAACCTTTCATAATTTCAGTCTCTTCTTCTTTTGAAAAATCAAAATCAATCATTTCAAATCTGGACTGAATTGGGTCCGGTACTTTATTAATGTAATTACATGTTGCAATAAATCTTGCATTAACATTAAATTGATCCATCGTAGCGCGAAGAGCTTTAAAGAATTGATCAGATACACCATCAATCTCATCAAGAATAATAACCTTCAGTTTACCAGGTTCATCCATGATAGAACGATTTGCACAAAAATCAGTAATGCGATTTCTTACAATATCTACTGATGTGTCGGTTGATGCATTAATGTAAAGATAAGGATGTTTAAAATGTTTAACCATTGCCTTTGCAGCAGATGTCTTACCAGTACCAGGGCTACCGTGTAAAAGTAAATGCTGATAAACTCCCTTTGCCAATTTATCACCAACTCGTTTAGGGGTAATAAGATCATCTAAAGATTGAGGCCGATACTTTTCTGTTAAGAGTATGTTTTGTACATTCTTCATAAAATAGATTTATTTTTATATGTAAAAATTGGATATGGTTTCAAAAGGAATAAATAAAAAAACTGACCTATGCGCCGCATAAGAAAACTTAGAAAGAGGGTTGATATACTTTTACCTAAAGACGATTCTGCAAATAATCCTAGCAGAATAGTTAAAGGTGTTCAAAGAAATAAAGTAGTTAAAAAAGTTACGGTATCAACACAAGTGGCAAAAGCAGAGATAAAAAGAAAGGAACCTTATATTACCCCAAAGACATTTAAGCCAATTGAGCCTATTTGGCAAGGTGAAACGGTTTACTTAATAGGTGGAGGGCCATCATTAAAAGGATTTGAGTGGAATAGATTAAAAGGTAAAAAGACTATTGCAATAAATAAAGCTATAGAGTTTTGGCCGCATGCTAATGCTATGTATTGGACAGATGGTAGAATATATGCATGGCTTAAAGAAAAGATTCATAATTTTAAAGGCTTAAAATTTACCGTTAGAGCAATGCCTTATGAAGATAAGACAATTCATATTCTTAGAAAGGGTCAAAAATTTGGTTTAGAAACTGCGAGAGATACTTTAGCACATGGTAATAATAGCGGCTATGCAGCAATTAATTTAGCAATCCATTTAGGTGCAAAAAGAATTGTTCTTTTAGGATATGATATGGGTAATAATGGAAAAAATAGCCACTTCCATGATGGGTACCCAGTAAATGCAACTGGTGAGAATATTTATAAAGATCAATTCTTACCAGGATTTAATGTTATTAAAGAGTTACTAAAAGGTAAAGATATCCAAATATTTAATGCATGCCCTACGAGCAAACTTAACGCATTTAAAAAGATAACTATAGACGAGGCATTAGCCCTTAGATGATCTGCGTACATAGGTGAGGAACTCCCTCTGTTCACCTTTTAGAAGAGATTTACAGTGTTTAGTAAATTTAATGGACGAATCTATTATCCTTTGATCAACCCTTTTATTCCGTGAGTTATGAGCCTCTGAGCATTTCTTACAAACAAAGTTTTCTACTTTCTTAGAATCCATTCTTGATTTAATATCAGCTTTACAGATTCCACAATTCCAATCTACTAAATCGGAATCTTTTTCTAATTCTTTTATGCTAGTAAACGTTTCTCTAAAAGGATTCCAAAGAATGCGGTTAGGATTCTTTTCATGGTCATTCATATCCTCCACTTTAAATATGATTTCATATACCTGTGGATCTGGTTCTAACCATTTCAGATAATCATTCTCTACCATGAATCGTTGCTTTGAAGGCGGCAGATTCTCCAAAAGAATACCATGCCGCCTTCTATACCATCCAAAGTTTATTTTACGAACTTTGTACATTAAGATTTATTTTCCATCAGTCTTCTGAACTTAGCAGAAACTGATTCGTTTACATAAGATTCGTTACCGGCTTTCTTTTTCTTAGGTTTGCCTTCTTCCTCATCTTCTTTCTTTTTACCAGGAGGTGGGGGTGGAGGTGGAGGTGTTCCACCGGGTTTCTTTTTACCAGGAGTTGGGGGTGGAGGTGGAGGTGTTCCACCGGGTTTCTTTTTACCAGGGGTTGGGGGTGGAGGTGGAGGTGTTCCACCGGGTTTCTTTCCTCCTTCAGGTTGACCGTCACCGCCCTTTCCTTTTGCAGCTAATTCTTGTTTCCTTTGCATCAAGTCACCTATTGCCTTGGAGTCTTTTGTAGTATCCTTACCTTCAAGTTTATTTCTTTTCATCACTGCTTTGGCCCATGCGATTTGAAAATCAATTTTATCTTCTTCCTTCGCATTATCATTACCGATTATAATATCCAATTCAGCCTTAGCTTGATCTACTTCTTTTTGAGCAGCATCTATTTTAGCCTGATCAACTTCTTCTTTACCACCTTTTTCTTTACCACCGTCAGTAGTATTTACATTATCAAGGTTTTGATTATCTGTTCCTTCTGGTCCTTCTTTCTTATCATCAGCCTTTTCATAATCTTTAAGTTCTTGTTGATCGGCAGCAACCTTTTGGTTAAGACCTTTAATCTTTAACTTAAGTGCCTTTGCTTCTTCACCATCAGCAGTCTTAAGTGCAGTTTCGGCAGCAGCCATTTTTGATTTATTCTTAGCAATAGAGGCAACTTTTTTAAGACCGGCCGTTGTGGCTAATTGATCCATTCTATCAGATATAGCAGAAGCCTGATCTTTTAATGCCTGATTCTTTTGAGCATTCGCAGCTTTAAGAACATCAGCTTTAGTTTTATCTACATTACCAGCAGCCTTTTTCTTTTCATAGTCAAGATTATTAATTGCAACCTGTACTAAAGCTTGTTGGTACTTCTTAGCATTATTTTTAATCTTGGTAAATTTAACAGGGCTACCTAACGCAGCTCCAATATTTTCGTTTAGTGTTTTATCCAAATCAGCCTCAAATGCTTTAGATGATTCGTTTAACATTTTGTATCCTTCAAAAGATAATAATTTCATGATCTATATTATTTTTCTATTGTTTTATATATTTGAGACTATTAAACAAAAAAGGTCCGCCTTTCGGCGAACCTTTCTTAAAGTATTTATTACTTTACATTCTATTAGATAAAGCTTACGCCATCGAATGTTTTGAATGCAACAGTGTAATACATTGTTTCTGGGTGGAATCCAGCATCTACTAAAGCGAAACGTGATTTAACCGCGATTTTAGGAGCCATAGTTCCTTCAGCGATTGTTTCAACAGATTCAGCCATTAAGTAAGGCATGAATACCAAACCTGGAGAGTTTCCGTCACCTTTACGTCCAACTGCAACTCTGTAGTCATTCCAAGCCATGTTAGGATCAACATAAATAGTTACACCAGCAAGAGCACCAATTGGGAAAAGAGATCCACCTGCTTGGTTGATTGTGTTAGACAATGGGTAAGGAACGAATCCTGCGATATCCTGGAATGCAGTAGCAAGTTCACCAGAACATACTGCGAAAGTAGCAGGACCTCTACGACCTCTTGTTGCGATCAAGTTAGATGCAGCAAGAATCTTAGTGTACATTCTTCTTTGGATTGTACCTTGAGTTTCACCTCCACCAGTTACGTTGGTTACAGCAGAACCTGCACCTAAAGTAACATTAGCACCAGTGTTATCAAATCCTAAGTTGAATCCAGCAGCATTGGTAGTAGTTGTACCGTCACCGAAAGCAGCAGATAACAATAATCCTTCAACAGTGCTTACATTCTTAGAGTTAGTAGCACCATTACGGAAGATACGATCCAAGATGTATTTGTTGATAGACTGAGTCAATTCGTTAACCAATACAGCTTCTACTTGAGCAACTGCGTCGATTCCAAATTGCTTAAGGTCTTGAACTTGCTCACGAGTAACAGCAGCAGCAACTTGGAAAGTCTTAGCAGCAACTGACTTGTTAAATAAGCTCAATCCCATGATGTTATCAGGAGTAGCTTCACCTGCACCTCTTTCGTAAGGATTAACACCATCGATGTTAGTAAATGGAGCAGAAACGTTATTTTTTTCAAAAGCGTTACCAGAGAATCCAGTAATGTGATCTTCTAAAGCTTTAACGTATTCAGCGTTTCCATCCCAAGTACCAGCAACAGTAGTAGTTGCAGCGTCAGAATAGAAAGCAACACCATTTGCTACAGCAGCATAAATTGGCTCGTATCCTTCTTCACCTTGACGGAAAGTAAGATCAGTAGCAGTGTTATTACCTCTTACACGGAAGATTTGGTATCCGTCAATTCTAGATTTACCTACGTAAGTTAATTCGTAAGCAGCATTGTTGGTAGCAGTAGAAGCAGCGTAAACTACTTGATCAACTGTCCAAGATGCACCAGTACCGACATCAGCCTTTACTTTGATTAATAAAGGAGCACTGTCAGTAGCGATTCCGCCAGCGTCAGTAACTCTACCTCCACCGTATACAAAGTCTAAGTAAGTAAGAACTCCCATAGGACCTTGCATTGGTACAACAGGTACTAAGTCTAAACCTACAGTCTGAGCAGCAACTTGCATAGCAAGTGGCAACAAAGAAAATGGTCTATCACCTGAACCAGTAGTTTGTCCAGAGAATGCATCCATACTTCCAGGGTTTCCTGGTAAAGTAACAGCATTCATACCCTGAACATTCATGTTAGGATTTAAGTGTACAGTATTATATACACTTTCATTAAGGTTATGGTAGTGGCAGTACTTAGACATCCAAGATAACTTAGACTTTTCAGTGATACCGGTAGCCTCCTCAATGATAGGGCCCCAAGTCTTTTGAACTTCGGCCTCGTTGATTAATTGATTTGCGTACATTTTAGTATTTTTATTTTTTGCACTTTTTGTATAATCTATCTACAGTTCTTTGCTTCTTAACTATTAGATTGAATTTTTTTATTTATTTGCCTAGATTAAACTTAACTTTACTGATAAGGTTAGCAGCAAAAGATTCATTTACCAAAGGTTCTGATTTCTTTGCAGCCTCAGCAGCAGTTTTACTTTCATTAATAGCTTCTGTTGACATTTGAGTATCTCTCATATCTCTTGTTGCCCAGAAATTATTAATTCCGTATTGGTTACCTAGTTGATGGAATTTAGATTCCGCAATGATCTGTGCCTGGCGAGCCTCAGAAAGGTTATCCCATTTTGCTCTGAACTTTTCAGGCATATCATCAATTATATTTAATTCTCTTCTCTTTTCAATAAAGGCAGATTCCCAAACGTTTTCTGCTTGCACAGTAGACATAATTGGTTGAGCATTCATTGATTCAACAATCATTGCTTGTTTCTCAGCAGGAAGAGTATTGAATTGATTCTTTTTAGACTCTCCTAAGAAGTTCATAAAATGCATTTCAGAAACATTCTTAGTTTCAGCTTTAGCAATCAGTCTTTCCAATTTTTCTTCGATTGATTCTTTGTAGTCTTTTTCTTCTTCATAAGATTCACAGGCTCCTTCATGTACCTTTCCACATGATTCGCATACTGCATCCTTGCCTTCTTTAACATCGGCAGACTCATTAAGAGTTTCGCCTTCTACAGAATTTACATTTTCTGCAATGTATTCGGAATACTTGATACTCTTCTCTAATCCTTCACCGAGGTATTCAGAATAAGCAATATTTTGATCAACCTTTTCGGCTACATATTCAGAATATTCAATTCCTTTTTCAAGGTTTTCAGCTACATAGTTAGAATATTGAATTCCTTTATCAGCCATCTCCGCTACATGTTCGGCGTATTGAATACTTCCATCAAGTTCTTCAGCCAAGTAAGAAGCATAGTCCTTAATTGAATTTACATTTTCAGCGAGATAGTCAGAATAAGAAATGCTCTTATCTAGATTTTCAGATAAGTATTCAGCATAATCAGAAACCTGATTTACCTTTTCTGCAATATGCTCAGAATACTTAATAAGCTTTTCAATCACCTCATCATTATTAGAGTTAGCAGATTCCTTAACGTTATTTAGAACTCCGGATACATATTCAGTATACTTTTGAAAATCTTCAACAGTTACAAAATTGTTATTTTCCATTGTTAAATCTTTTTTATTATCTGTGTTGTTTTCAGTTTCTTCCATTTCATAGATTATTAAAGTACCATCATCTTCAAAACCAAAAGATTCATTTACTCTTGATAACTCGGCATTCTCAAAGCCAGGATCTGCAACCAAGTCATAAGTAAAGAATTTTTTAATTTTAACCTTTCCATTTTCATCTACCGTACCGGCAGCTCTACTTGAAATATGTAAAGGGATACCATCCTTGATAAGAGCTTGTGCTTCTTTACCTTTAGATGTATTTAATAGTCTAATTTTTCCAATAACTTGCTTTTTTGCTGGATCATAGTTTAATGATTCAACAACATGAGAAACATTAGCCAAACTAACATCAAAATCCTTAGGATGATCTAATTCACCTAAAAGCTTATTGGTTTTAACCTTTTCTTGTAATTCATTGATATGAGGCATTACTTCTTTTTCCTCATATATCCTGTTATTCTTGTTACGAACACCAAACTCGGTAAAGACACCTTCTAATACAACCGAACCGTCTTCGCCGGTAGTTATATCTAGGTTTGATTTAGCTCTTTCAAGAATCAATAATTTCTTTCCTGACATTTTCTACTAGTTATTTGATTTATATATTACAATCTTTGTAAACTTTTTATCCAAGACCAGCCAATGGATCTTCATCTGGTGCACCATCTTTCTTCTCTGGTTCAAAATCGGCCTTATCGGCTCCTAAAAGGATTTTTTCTATATCCTCTTCTTTATATCCAGCGTCTTCTAATTCTGTCCTTTCTTTGGCCCTCTGGTTAGCTTTTAGATCCTCTCGAGTAAATCCACCGTATCTCTTAACAAGGAATCCTAAATCAAAGTATGGAATTTCTGTCATTTCAGCATCCATTGTACTTAACTGTGTTTTAAGATTACCAATAAAATCAACTCGTTTTGTTTGTAATTCCATTTCTTTCATTTCCTCAAACACATTATCTTTAACAAATTTAAGTCCTAAACCAGCCTTAAAAGAAACATCATTTTTTAATTCTGGATGATTAAGACACATTTGAAGATATACTGGCTTAATTAAAATTTCCTGGAATAGTGATCTTAAACGAGCTACAAATTTTCCAAATTTTATTTCGTCTCTTAGCATACCACTAGCATCCATATCATATGTATTACCACCTTCTTTATCAAATCGTGAGAAAGGTATCTTGGATGCCATTTTTAATCGGTCGGCAAAATATTTTAAAGATTCTGTATCTCCTAAATCTGGACCATCACCACCAACGGTACTGATTTCTGGAGATTCTCCATCTTTAGATGGTAACCAATATTCTTTATTGAATGGCATCATTGGTTTACCGTTAGTTTGAATTTCACCACTTTCATAGTTAAAGTCTACTACTTCACGATAAGAATTCATTAACTGAGCCAACGATTGTTTTGCCCTAGTTTTAGATTTACCACCAACAGGGATAATAAACTGAGTTTTAAATGAAGCATTGGAAACAGCCCAGATGATTCTGGTAGTCTCCATAATTCTTAAAAGGTTAAAAGATCGGATAAGTCTCTCAACATATGATATTCTCATTGGTGAATTTACCTGTGAATAAGATATGTAAATAATTTGAGAATCCCAAAGTTTTCTTTCTTTGGCACCTTGACCTTTATATTGAACCCATTGCTTTTTTCCAGTATCAGTATCAATACCTGGCATTAGCGAAATTGGATCTAATTCTTTAAATCCTATTATTTCTGTTTGCTTATCATTATAAACTATTTCAAACGCAAGGTATCCATCAACCAACCATTTCCTAAAATAATTCCAAGGTTGGATAGAATCGTTAAATCCAAAATAGTTATAGATGTTATTGTAAACATCACCGATTTCATCCTCTATTGAATTTGCAATATGGCCATTAAAATGAGCATATGCCATAAAGTTAGATTCATCAAATACAATAGCCTCATCTGTAATTACATCAAGGATATCTTCAATTTCATCTTGTACTGCATATGTTCTTAGTTCATCTCTCTTTCTTTCATAATCACTATCAAAGATAGAAATATTTTTCTTAAGAGATGTATCAGTTAATGAAAGGGCAGCAAAAGCACCATAGATGTCATCAGAATCAGATCCCATTGGATTAAATGTATAACCCATCTGATTTTCAGTAAAACCTACTGCACGGGAATTGCGGATGATCATATCATCATAGGCCATTCCTAAGTTAGAAAGATCTTTTAATATTTTTCTTACTGGATTACCTGTACTTAATGGTCCTCTCCTATCAGTAAATCCTGCCATATTGTTTTATCTTTTATTGTTTATATATTCTTGTAATATAATGCTTGTGCCTCGTTAATGTTTCCTCCAAAAAATTTGTTTTGGTTATTAACAGCACCAATGTACCAATCTTCATAACCTAATACTTTAGGTTTTCTAATTCTATCTAATCTGTATTGTCTTATTGCATACTTAAGATTGTATTTTCTTGCCAACGAAGACTTTAAATTATCATAAGTAAATTCTTTAAGACTACCTTGCGATTTAGGATTTCCAGTTGCACCTTTTAGCTGTTGGGCTATAACACTCTGAAATGATCTAACTACATCAGTAAGAAATGGTATTCTTGCTTCATAAGGAATGTAATGTAAATTTATTCCAAGCTGATGATTATCTATACTTTTACCTAGTCCCAAAACGATTGGGTTAGTATCATAAAAGGTTTCGTCAGGTGTAAAATATTCAAAGCAATACATTTTTCCATTTTCTAAAACGCCAGTATCTTTTACACCTACTTTATATAAATCGTTTGCAGATGCTTTAGATGCTCCAGTACGACCTCTATTTTCTGTAAGGTAAATATCCAAATCTTCAGTAAATGATCCTATTATTGCCATTAGAATAATTTTGAGTCTTCAGTTAAAAGCATTACTTTAAAGTTTCTTAATTCGGCTGCTTTATTTAATGCTTCGGTTTTACAAAGGTTTCTAACATAAGTTTCATATCCATACTGAAAATTTTTCATAGCCTTTGCAGTCTTTCTTTTAGGTGGTTTAGGTTTTTGTAATTGAGCTTTTGGTTTTATTTCAACAACATATTCTTCAATTATACCACCTTTATCCATCTTAACATAAAAATCTGGATAGTAATTATGAAATTTTTTATCTAAGATATTAAAATACTTTATAGAAAAAGGTTCCGAGATCCAATGTATAACATCTTCATTATGATCACACCAATGGCAAAACTTTCTTTCCCAGCTACTACGGTATATTATAGGACCAGGTCCCATATACTTTTTAGGATTATGAGGTTTATAATATCCTTGTTTAAATCCTGATTTTGCTGTTGGTTTTACCTTCTTTATACTCATGTATCTTAGATAGTGTAAATGCCATCACTGTCCGCACTTCCATTAATTGATACAGTTCCTGCATATTTCTTTGGATGTAATTTATTCCACCCTTTAGCAAAGCCTCTTTTTGCAATTTCAGTAAAATAAGCAAATGCATTTGTACTTTTTTCTGGATTAAAGTTTCTCCAATAACGATAAAGATCCATATAAGCATAAGCTATACAATCGTTTCTGTCATCTGGGTTTGCATATGATAATTTTCTTGAACATTTATCTGCTAATAGCATTAAGAATTCTAATGCCTTTGGTGTTAATTCATCTTGCTCTTTGGATAGTCTAATCTCCTCCAGCAAATCTCTATTATTTAAGTAGTTTCTCTTTCTAGCCATCACTTAGGTTTATTTTATTATTATATACAAAAAAAGCCGATAGTTTATTATCACTATCGGCTCTTTAATATGTGGATGGTTAGATCTTTACGTTAAGTTGTCCCTTTGGGCAGATTGTAGATTTACTGGTTTTGAAGTCAATACATTCTAATTGATCGTTATCACCTAGAGAAGTATAGTCTTCGGCATTTACATAAACTTCTTGACCTTTTTTAAGACCATTTCCGTTTTTATTAACTTCAGCTTCAACAAAACCGTCGTCTAGTAACTCGTTACGACTTTTTTTTTCAACTACATAACTTTCCTGGAGCTCCTTTTCAAACTTAGAGATTTCTTCATCTAAAAGATTCATAGCTTCAGTAAGTTCTTCAGTTTCTCCAAGTTTATTAATAGCGTCCTTTACCTTAGACTTCTTTTCTTCTAAGAAAGAAATTCGGTCAGAAATAGTAGCTCTTACCTTTTCAGCTTTAGCAGCTTCATTGTTTTCAGCAATTAATCTTTCAGAAAGAATTGGAGAAGCGTCATAGTTAATGAATTCTTTAACCAATTTAACCGTTTCGGTTGCAGAAGAAATGAGTTTCATTTCGTTTAAGTGCATTGCAGAATTTACGGTGTTAACATAAATTCCTTCTTCAACAGCGATCATGGTTAAGAATAAGTTAGTAAACTCATTTGAAGTAATTGTAGTGAAATTATCCATTTCAGCAAGAAGATCAATTGATTCAAAGAATTTACATACATTATCAATCTTCCATTGGTTTCTGTAACCAAAGAAGTTGTTTGCCAGGAGAGCTTCTTTTAATTCAATAATACTTGAATTTGATAAATCAACATTGCCAAGCTTAAGAGTACCTTCAGTTAAGCTGTATTCTAAAGTTTTACCGCTTTCACCAAATGTAACTAAAGTATTATCCGTGTTCTTAAACATTCCTAATCCTTCTAATACATCAAAGAATCTTGAATCTTTAACCTCAGCTTCAGTAATAGTTTTACCGTTGAAGATATAATTTTTACCGTGTAAGTGGAAAGTTAAACCTTCAGCAGATTCCAATACTGGTGAAAGCGTAGTAGAAATAGTTCCACCACCATTTGCGGTAGCTTTATTATCTTCTGCTTTCATTTCATTTACAATTGACTTACCTTCCAAATACCATGGGTTCTTAGAAGAAAGGGCAGAGAATTTAGTTTTAATAGAATCAGAAGACTCTGTTAAAAGACCTTCTAAATCATTTACCAATCCTTCATATAATTTACCTCTTTGACCTTTTGCTCTTTGAATAGCTTCAGAAATTCTGAAAGACCATTTAGTATCAGCGTAAGCGCCTTCGATATAAGATCTTAATTCTCTAATTGGATTAATCCAATCAGAAGATGCCAAGTCTCTGTGAAGTTGTTTTGCAATGTTAAACTTAAGTATTGGGTTAACACTGTTTTCTACTTCTTCACTGATTACTTCAGCTTCTTCACTTTTAAATCTCATTGGGAATGCCTTAAGAGATTCTTCTAAAATGTTAAGGGCATTTTTAGCAGTATAAGAAACTCTGGAGTTATCAGAATTCATTTCATTTAAGGCCGCAATGCTCTTCATAACATTTTCATACAGTTCAGCAATTGTAAATTTCATTTTGTTATGATTTTTTTGTTTGTTGTTATTTTCTATAATTCCTTGGTTTCCTTTAAAGGTTGCTATTGCAGACATTGCTAATTGCTGAGGAATTCCCATTCCTACTAAAATGGAAAGAACCTGCGATTCTTTCATTCCACCTTCTTCAATTACCTTACCGTTTCTTCCATCTAATTTAGTCTTTCCGCTTTGTGAAAAGAGAGTAGCAACTATTTCTAATAATTGCTTAGATGGTGCATTAAGGTAAGGAGCATCAGTATTTACACCGAATTGTGGATCAATTCCACCGTTCATGTAAACCTGTGTCTGCCCTTCTTTAATAACTTTATCCATATTATTGAATTTGATTTGTTTTATATATTCTAAGATCTTTGAGTTAATTATCTGCCGTCCCTAGTCCTGAATTTTCTGGACCACCTTCTGCATTAGCATTTCTATAACTCCTACTTGCTTCTGTTTCTGGATTAGGCTTAGAACTATTAATTTCGCTTTCACTATACGGTCCCCCGGTATTAACACTGTTAGGATCAAAGTATGAAAGATTGCTTTGAACATCTTTACCTGGTGCCTTAAGGATATTATCTTGACTAGTTAATAGTTTTTGGAATACTCCACCGAAATAGATTCCTATTTCACCTTCTGCATTAGATCTTAATTGTCCTACACCAGATGCAGTAGGATTACTCTTAATTGCTTCTCTGGTTAAAAAGTCTATTTCTGAAAGAAGTATACCACTCTCAAAAACAGGCATAAATGATTTTAGTTCAATATCAAAAGTTACTTGGAACTCTTTCTTGTCATTTAAGCCCCATTCAAATAACCTATCTTGTGAATAGTCCTCAGGCACAGACATACTTGCCTGGACTCTCATCATACCTAAATCACAACTAAATAAGGTACCTTTATATAACTTATTCATTACAGATTCAGTAACCTTTAACATCTCCAAGTTATTTGAGCAAATAAGAGTTACACCAAATCCCATGGTTATAGGTAAGAAATTTGTTTCTAATGAAAAAGTTTTAAGTATCCCATTCCATTCTCTTACAAACTCAGCTCTTGTAAATTTATTAGTTTGGGCAGAAGAATCAATTGCCATAGAATTCATCTGAACAATTCCTCTAGGAACAACTTCATAGTCACCAATTGCTTTACCTGCAGCTTCAGCATCATACATAAAATTGTCTAATAAGAATCTTTCATTACCAGAAATTGAATAAAAGAAAGGAACATCTATCTTCTTTAAAGTATCTTCATCTATCTGATTGTAGTAATAGACTTTTTTACTTAGCTCGGCTAACATAGATACGACTAGGTATCTTAATATAGTATTATCCTTATTGTACTCTTGATTATAGGCAGACATTCAATAGATCTATTTTATATTCTATTTATCCAATAGATTCAATGTTAAATTCGCTAAAGCCTGCATCTTTTGTAATTTCAATTTTCTTATCAAAGTATTCACTAGGTAAAACGGTATGGTTAATCACAAATGTATTTAATCCTATATCTTGAATAGTATTATGAAGAATGTTAATAATATGATGTACACCGTCATTGTCAATAGAAGAAAAGATTTCATCCAAAAATAAAATGTTAAGAGAAGGGAACCTAACCTTTATCATTTTCATTAAAGCCATGATAATTACAAAATCAACTTTCTTTCTTTCACCTGTACTTAAAGTCTTAGGACTAACTTCTGTACCTAGATGATGGAGAGAACAGTAAAACTTTTCATTAAATCTAATACCAAATGGAATTCCCATTTCTCTTCCCATTAACAGGATATTATTATTAAATGAAGGAAGAATAGATCTTACGGCTAAATTCTTAATACCATCTTCTCCCATAATGTTTTCTAGGATAGTTAAGTAATAATCTTCACCTTCACTTTTTAGCTTACCTTCATTCTTATCTGATTTTTTATCAGTAAATTCTTTTACTAATTGCTTTAGGTGAGAAGATGATTCAGACTCATCCTTATCAGCAAGTTCAATTAACTTATCCTTAATAGATTCCATTTGAGTTTCTAACTGACCAACCTTTACATGGATCTTTCTTCCTTTTTGGCGAAGGTCAGTAAGATCAGCTTCTGCCTTTTCAGCATCTGCTTTAATACCATTCCATTGAGAAAACAAGGAATCTAATTTTTCTTCCTTTTCCTTTTTAATGTCTAAATGAAAATCTGAATTAAGAGGTGCTGTACATGTTGGGCATGTATTGTTTTCATAAAGCTTAAGTTCCTTTTTTACAGTATTAATTTTAGAATTAAGATTTGATTTTTCATTATTCTTTTTACGAGAATAAGAATCCATCTCTTCTAGTTTTTCTTTAGTTGACTGTGTTATCTCTAATAACTTTTTTCTTTGACCATTTAAAGTAACTAGATTTTCTTTGAGGACTTTAACCTTTTCAGCATCTTTATCTTTACTTATCTTTTCAAAATGTTCAATTTTTTCTAAAACAGAATCTATTGAATCATTAAGAGTTCGGATTTCATCTTCATAAGTTCTGATTTCTTCAATTATGCTTCTCCTCTTTTCTTTAACAGCTTCTGCCATTTCATTAATAATTGAAAAGCCAAAGATCTTATCAATGATTCGCTTCTTATCGTAAGGAGACATTGTAATAAAAGACTTAAAGTCATTAACAGATAGAATAATTACATTCTTAAATACATGATAAGGAATTTCAAAAATTTCAGTTTCTAAAAAGTCTTGAAGATTTGTTTTACCTGCAACATCATATTCGGAGCCATTAATCTTTACATTAAATACCCCAGGATTAATACCTCTTTCAATCTCAATAGAATTATTTTTTGACTCTAACCAAATTTTACCCCAAAGCTCCCCGTTTACTCTGTTAGGTAAGTCTTTAAGATTGGCACCTTCAACTTTACCATAACAAAGATATGTTATCACTTTTGCTAAAGTACTTTTACCTGCACCATTTCCACCTAGTACTAAGTATAAGTCACTTTTGTTTTTATTAAATTCTATTACTTGCTTTCGGTTACCGTAACTTGCAAAATTTTTGAACTCTACTTTGTTAATCTTCATAGTTAGGTGATAGTGTTGTTTTATATAGTTCTTGGACTGACAGTTTTAGTCTTTCCTTTAAATCCTCTTCATAATCTAATGAATTGATATACTCTGCGGCAATATTCATTAAATTCAATTCTCCGTTAAAATCTGACATTTCCCCATCTTCTCTATCATATGGGTTATCCTCATCATAAATTCTTGGTTCTAATTTTCTGGCAACACCATCAAGGTAATCCATGAATCTATTAATATTATACTTACCTAAGATATTTGATGGCACAAACACATCCACAAAATTATCCTTTATTTCTCTCTTTATATCCTCCATTCTCATCTCTAAGATATCATTAATATAATACCGTATAAATACTGGACTCCTCTTGTTCATAAAGAATTGGTGCTTTCCAGTATCTAAATCCAATAGATAGATACCTTTTTGATTATCACGATCAGATCTTGTCATTTGGTAAGGATTTCCTACTAATACAAAATTCTGTTTATCTTGTCTATAATGAATATGACCTGAGTAAACTCGCTTAAATCTCTTAAAGGTTGAAACATCATTACCACCTTCATGGAGGTGTTTTGTACTAGGACTAGTTTGAACACCGCGAGTTTCAGTATGACAAAACATATAGTCAATATTTTCTGTGATAGAATCTAATGTTTCTTTTTCATGTTTATGATCTCTCCGCCATGGCATAAGTAAACATTTAGCATCTCCATATTGTAAGATCTTATGTTCTTTATGAACGGTAACATTAGGAATATATTTAAGACAGTCTACTGATGCAATATCATTAGAGTTCTTTCTCATTATATCATGATTACCTACAATGATATGGATGTCTGGAAATATTTTTCCTAATTCTTCAAAAACTCTAATTCCTAAATCTTGTGCAGCTAAATTAATACTTTGGCGATTATCAAACACATCCCCTAAATGATAAAGAACATCACCTTCTTTGTATTCCTTTTTAACTAATGGTATAAAAAAGTTAAAGAAGTAATCTTCAATGATGTTAAGCCATAAAACTGAATTTGATCTACACCCAAGGTGAGAATCACTAACCATCCAAATTCTTGCCATGTTAAAATAATTTTCTTATTTTTCTTTTTTCTAGGATATTATACTTATCGTCTAATTCTTTAATAAGTTCATCCTTAAATTTATTAGAAAGAGAATTATAAAACTTGTTAGGGAATACATCAAAGTAATCTGATATAACACTGAATAAATCTACTCTTGTATAACCTTCACCAACATGTTCAATTACATAAGAGTATACTTTATTAATCTGTACTTTATTTAGTTTTTTAATAACTCCGTCAGGTGTGGCTTCATTAAGATGCTCATATTCACTACCTTTAATTAAGTTATCAATCTTTTTAATTAGAAGTTCATAATGCATCTTATCATCTGGATCCATATCATCCAGGTATGTGGAAGAAACTGTAAAGTTTACTCGGTTTTCAGTTACATCTTGTTCACCGTAAGTGTTGTTAAAGATCTTATCTTTGTCTGCTAATGATGGCTTTATTTCTTTGCCATTTTCATCTAATTTTGGTATTTTCTTTTTTCCCCACATAGTATGTTTAATTTATGTCATCAGTTTCGGTTAATCTCATATGATCATAATCGATATTAAATCGACATCTTGACCCTTTTCCTTGCCCATCTCTAATCTTCAATACCTTTAACCAATATTCTCTATTTGCATGCATCATTGAATCTTGAATCAATGCATACATAACATCTGCAGTATGCGCAAGACCTGCAGATTCTGCGATGTTTTCCATTCTTACTTCAGTTGCATCCCATGCGCCACGGTTAATTTGTGTTGCTGAAATTACTAACATATCTCTTTTAACAGCAAGAGCACGAAGATCTTCAGCAATTTGTTTAATCTTCATATAAGTATTTTCAGTATTTGGATTTCTATAATTTGCAAGAATATTAATATAGTCAACTACCAAAACATTTACTTTATGATCTTGGCTTTCTTCTAAATCTTTAAGATAAGATTCAATATCAAGAACAGTACCTTGAGAAGTTGGAAATTCTTTTATAAAGAGCTTTCCTGGTGGAAGTAATCCCCTAGAAATTCTTTCCAATTTTCTTTTCATAAATTCACGATTACCTGTTTTATTATCATATTCCATCATAGAAATATCTAACAGATTAGAACCTATTCTCTTAAGTACTTTTTGTGCAGACATCTCAGCTGAAATGAATACTACATTATGACCCATTCTAACGAAGTTAGCGGCATCATTTGCCAACCATATAGATTTACCAATGTTTTGTTCACCGGCATATACAATGAGAGATTTCGTATCATAACCACCACCAGAAACATTATCTACAAAAGTCCAACCGGTTTCAATCTTTTTAGATGTTCTCTGTATGTGGTGCTCAGGATTAAAGAAGTCTAATCCAGTATCAGTATCAAAGTTTAATGATCCTTCAGTAGAGATCATACCAATTGCACGGGTTACTACATCTTCAACATTTTCCGGGCTAACATCTTGAGTTTTTACATACTCAATAGTTCTTACTAATTGTTTATCAAAGTGTTTCCATTTAACCCAAGACTCACCAGTTCTCTTTAACCAATCCTGGTCATATTCATTAATATTAATATTATAAATACTTGTTACAATATCACCAGGGATTTCATTAGGATCATCTTTAACTAAAGCCTTCATTTGTTCTCGTGAAGGACTTTCCCCAAAGTTAATATAAAAATTCTTTGCTAATTTTGCAATATGATCTAGATCACTGTTGGAAAAGAAACCCGGTCCTGTGCTTTTTAGATAATGTGGTTTCTTAAGAAAATAGTTAAAGAATATTTTTTCGTGATCTGTACTTGATTTCATCTTTGTTTATTTTTATATAGTGGAAACTATATTTAGTTTATTCATACGGATTTTTAATAACCTCGTATGTAGTATAAGCAGAATTAGAAAGTGATACATCAATAATCTTATCTCTCCTAAGACTCATGATTATTTCATTCGTTCTTTCATCGGTTAGGTCATACTTTTTCTGTAAAGATACATTAGTAAACTTTATCTCTTTTGCTACCTTACCACAGTAATCACGTATTAATTCAAAAATAACATCTTCAGAATCAGGGTATGTTGGTAATGCTGTATGATTTCCTAATACGTGCTTAACTTTAAGTTTAGCAGTATCAATCGTTTTCTTCAGCATTTTCTTCAAGCATTTCGGTTAAATTCTCTACATCAATTTCTTCACCATATTTAAACTTCTCGGCGACTACCGGTTCAAGCTTTTGTAAAACTTCCGGTGTCATAACTAATGGAGTAAATAATTGATTAAGATCAACAGTATCGTTAAGATGAGCTACACAGATCTTACGAGCAGTTGCTGCAGGTTGGAAATAAATAGTTACTTCTTTATCATCTTTTTCATATGTATGTTCTCGGCATTCTGCTTTACCCGTCTCGTTAAGTTTATCATATGCATTTTGATTAATAAACCTTCCACGTTCAATACCGCACGTATCCCAGCTGATATACTCCTCTAATCCAATGTAAGGATTCATACCTTTATTAAATGAAATGTGGAATTTAATTGGCGTAGGTTTAGCAAAGCGATTTTTATTAGGTTTTGCAGTTACAATAATACCAGTCTGTTCAACACCGTCTTTAAGTTTTGCCTTACCTAAGAAAAGAATAATGGAAGCAGCATACTCAGGACCAGTACCACCTCCACCTACTTGGCGAGAAAACAGGTCTTGTGTTTGGTATGTATGATTTGTAAATAAGAAAGGAACCTTTATGATGCCTAATTTGGTCATAAGAATACGGAACGTAGATTTAAGCAATTTAGCTCGCGTCATATCAGCCTTATCACTACCGCTCTTGGCATCATCAATTTCTTTTTGTGTTGCAAGGTTACCTGCAGAGTCCAATATAATTAAGACTCTAGGTAATTCAGCACCTTTATTCTTTTGATCAATCAAAAGATCAGTTAATGCAGTAACAGAACTTCTGAACTCTTGAACAGTATTACATGGTTCATAACGGAATTTTTTAGGATCTATTCCAAATTTTTCAACCAACTTTTTATCTACTGCATTTTCAGAATCATAGAATACAATACTATATCCCATTTCCTGTGCTTGTTTAACAGCATTAAGAATAAGATAAGTTTTACCTGTACCAGAAGGCCCAGCCAATGCAACTGCTCTATTATTAGGATAACCTCCAAATAAGGATCCTGTTAAACATGCATTAAGGTGGTAATTTCCGGTAGGTATAAAGTGATCAATTTCTGAAATGCTTGATTTATCCAATGTCTCTCCGTATGTGGAGTGTTTTGACATTTCCTTGTTTAAATCTGCGAATGAAAATTCTTTACCCATATTTTGTTTTATTTTATTATTATATAGAAAAATGTTAAGTTGTTTTAATTACTCATTTTTTTAAAATAAGGTACCCAGAATTTTTCTATAATAGATTCCCAATCCTTATCAGGAAATATTTCATCATGTACATTAGATACATATTCATTAATAAGCATTGGATTATTAATAAATTCACTAATAATTTTAACAGCTTCATCGACAGTTTTGAATTTCTTAACTGTATCATAATATCTAACAATTCCTACATTAGTTGAAATAAAAGGTATCTTACAAGCAGCTGTTTCTAAATAAGACATAGGATTTCCTTCAGCCGAGGATGTACATATTACTAGATCAACATCATGGTACATATTCTTATCGTTATTCCTCCCGGTAATAGTTACAGGATATACCTTAGCTTTATTGCATATTTCATGAAACATATTAGGTCTTTTAATAGACTGCCAATCTTCTTTAGGCGAAGATCCTACAAACCCAACCTTTTGGATTTGAGTAATTTGTTTAAATGGGTAAAATCTCTTTCTATTTACACCGATAGGTAAGAGATAACTTTCAACACCCTTAGATCTAAGTTGATCTACTATATAAGGATTAATACTACATAATGGTGTAGTAAACCAATCTTCATACCATCCATGATTAAAATGATCAGCAGGTACATCTACTTCATGATGATAAACTGGAATAAACTTATCTTTAAGTTCATTTTGTTCTTCTATAGGTAAATCTTTAAAAAGCCAACCGTTATTTAATACGTTTGCAATATAAGGATCAACTATAATAAGATCATAATTCTTCCATCCTCTTTGGTTAAAAAGATAAACATAATTATCTTTTTCTGCCCAATCCATTAGCTTAAATTGAATATCTGGGTATTTTTCATCAATGATAGATTTAATATCACGATGAATTATTCCCATTGCTCCAGCAGAGCAATCACCAAAATATAGAACATTAATCATTTTCAAGATTTTGCTTTTCTATCCATTTAGATGTATACAATGAATCATCCCATATTTCATACCAACCTCTTCCTGAATGTATATCAGAAACCTTTCTAAAAAAGTCTTCATACATTGGGGCTATTGCTTCTAATGAAAACTTTTCTCCATGCTTTCTACAATCTATTGATTTTATCTTGCCTTCTTGTATGTTTTTAACTGCTCTTACATAGTCTTCAAACGTCCTACAGCGATAGCCTGTTACGCCTTCAATATTATTTTCAGTAAAGGCACCCCAATCAGATGATATAGTAGGAGTCCCTGCTAAGAGATTTTCAATCTGTACTCCACCAAACGGTTCAAGATATTGGGATGCCAAGAAAGAACCTTTTGCATTTTTCATTAGCTCTTTTCTTTCTTCAACGCCTGCATATCCTACAAATTCCACATGATCTGGCCATTTATAATTTTCATACGAAGGGTCTAATTGACCAGCAACTTTAAGTTTTACCCCAGCGGCTTCACAAACCTGTTGAGCAATATGAACCCCTTTACCAGTATAAACTCTTCCTAAGAAAAGAAAGTAATCTTCTTTTTCTTCTTGATATTCAAATTGGTCTAAATCAAAATAATTAGGAATTACTATATCATAGTTACTTTGTGCACATGCCCCAACATTACGAAGTCCGCAATATGCATGATAAATTGCATAAGATTCAAATATTTTATAAGGTGCCCAGTGACCACCTGCATATCCTATACCAGGTTCTATTGTTAAAAGGTCTGGGTGAGCATCACAAATTGGTCTTACACCTGCTCCCCAAAACGGAAGAATGATGTCTCCTGGTTGTTTTCTTTTATCAATTTCTCTAATTGCATTTCTATAAAAAGTTTGATATGCTTTATCATTCATATCATACTTAAACCATTTACTCTTGTAATCATGAGTACCATAAACCTCTTCCCATACCTCATTAGTAATAACTGTTACATCTTCATCTGCCATGGTGTCCGAATCTTCATGACCGTAATGGTAAATTGTATGACCTCTTCCAGCCATCATTTTACAAAATTTCCAGGCCTTTTGTGTATAGGCGCATGCTACAAAGTCTTCATTGGTTATAGTATGTGGAAGACCTAGTACGTGAATTCTAAAACTCTTTTTCATATTTATGTTTATTTTTTAGAAAAGATTGGTGGTATAAATTATGTTTCTGTTAAAGGCCTTAAATCCCATCGCAGTTACAACCCGATTTATTGGATCCAATATTGTCTTTTCAAATTGTTTATCATAATCTACCTTAGGGGCAAATTCATAAGGATAATCACCAGGAGCATATGCAAATACATCGCAGGATGAATCTACAGAAAAGTACATTTTACATTTTTCGCCGTTTCCTAGTGGCTGATATTTTCCTTTCACACTGGAGTTATTTAATAGGTAATTATGATAACCTGCAGATCTTACCCCAATTGGACATTTAGATGCAACTTCAAATGTATCATAATCGTTTACTATATATCGTTGATAATTATTAACCTTTCGTGAAAAACTGATTTGATCTACATTTGCTAATCTAAATTGTCTTTTAATATCTTTAAGTTGACTTGCAAATTTACCCATATCTAATTCACCAGCCGAAAATATATATGTTAGCAATTCTTTTAGTTTTTCTCTAGCAAAAATTGGAGTGGATGACTGTATAATTTCAAATCCTTTAGAACTAATTTTAGAAAGATCATCATAATGAATATCCGGATCCTTCCAAACAATATTCTGCATGTACTTTTTCTTGGCAAGCCATATTGCATTCTTAGCAATACTTTCTAATTCAAATGATAAAAAGTTTTCTGCATTATTATTATCAGCATACACCTGTAGAATTTTTTCTATATAAGCTTTAAGTCTTACTTCATATAACTTTAAAATGAATTCTTTTTCATCACCTTCCCACCCTTCAGATTTTTTAATTAGTTCCTCAAACTTTACATATACCGAATCAGTATCAATATAAATACCAACAGGTTTTTCAATTTTACCAGTTACTGTTATTCCCATAGCTTGGTGAGCAGCAGTATCTTTATGCCAATATTCTTTAAAATATTTGTTAATAAGTCTTTCAGTATATAGGATAGCATCTTTACCTTGAAGGGTAATAGTTTCGGCTATATCAACATTAAAGAAATAGAAATAAGGATTACCAAATGCACCGTAAATAGAGTTAAGCATTAGCTTTACAGCTTGTTCATAATTATAATACTTTGATGCTTCTTCTTTTATTTGCTGTAATTCCTCTGTCATTTTTATTTTTATAAGGTAAAGATTAAAAAAGTTTAAGGGCACCTAAACTTAATTAGATGCCCTTAGATAGACGGGATTAATCTTCGTCTGTAATGGCAACCGCCACAGTAAGATGAGTGTTAGTATCCAACGATTTGAAAACAACTTTATTTTCACATACACTCACTTTATAGTTTTCCTTATCTAAAAGGTTTATGTATTTCTTATAGATAACAACCTTTGCACCTTTTTCAACAGATGAATCATATGAGTGACAAAGTGTAGCATCGTATGAAGTACCTTTAATGTTAATACCTTTTTCTCCAATACAAAGAGTAAAGATATCTTCTTCTTTATCAAGGTTAAACAATGATTTCATTTTATCTACATGAGTAGTAAGAAGATCAAATTCAAACATCTTAGATTCAGTTCCAAATGCTCGGTCAGTTTCTTCTTTACTCATTTCCATAAATGATAATGATGGATCGGTACATGCAAGATTAATTTGAAGATCATCATTCTCTAAAATAAAATCACTTGCCATGTATTCTCCGTCATATTCAGTATACTTAATACGACCTTTTACATCACCATTAAAATGGCTTAACGCATCAATAACTTTAGTACCGTTATAGAAGCTTACTTTTACCGGATTATCAATATCTGCTTCAAAGATATCTTTAGTTGGTGTGCTAACCAATTTAACAGCATCTCGTTCAGGAAAATAGACAGAAGAAACAGTTCCTTCTTTTGCAATCTTCATAAAGATAAACTTGTCAATTGGAAGTAGTTTGCGGACGAATGAACTTAATTCATAACCGTCAATTTTGTTAATTGTTGTTTCCATTGAAAATAAATTTTGTTTATTATTATATTGATATTAGTTACTTAGTTTAATGTATACTCTCTAATTATTACATCATTAATAATGTCACCCTTTTCAATTTTTTCAAGATGTTCCCACCCTTCAATTATGTGACCAAATGATGTATATGCTTCATCCAAACTTCGCCCTCTCCATCTTCCTAGAGATATAAAAAAGACACCTATTGATGAATGTTCTGGTCCTGAATTAGCAGAACTTAATACGCCAAAGAAATGCGTATTATTATCTTTTGTTCTTCTAGGTGGTTTTGTTTCATCCCACATACGCCCATTGGCTTCTTTAGGACCACTCTGTATTACAAAGTTAGGTTCTACTCTATAAAATTCAATTCCCTTAAATTGACCTGTTTTTGCATTATTAATGAATGCCCCAGTATGAATTGGTGTTTCTTCATAAAGCCGAAATACCATATCTCCTTTATCCATTTTAAATGTAGCTGTTGTTATCTTATCCATTAGAATACTGACTTAATTTTAAATTCTTTTTGTTTCTTTTGTACACTCTTAAAAGAAGGTGGTTGCCAATCTTTATTATACAAGATACCCTTTAATTCATATTTAGGTTCATATTGAAAACCATCAAATTTCCATGATAAACCTGGTAAAAAATCTCTCAACCATAAAGGCTTTTTTGTACCTATAGCATAATGAATAATTGAAGGAGTTACTTGTTTAAGATACCTTTCATCAGGAGTACCTGCCTTCATTCCTTTATCAAGATTTTGCATAAGTCTTAAATCTTTACTATTGGTAAATTTAACCTTTCTCCCTTCTGCTAAATATCTATGAATATTAAAGTGGTGGAATCTCTGCTCAACTGTCCAGCTTGTATATCCTGTAAAGTTAAAGTAAAGATGATGAATAAATGGGTGCTTCATAAATCTTTCAAAATAATACTCTAACTTAGGATCGTCTCCGTATATGATATTACCTGCATTTATAGAAAGTGCATTCATTTGCTCTAATGTAAAATCAGATTCAAAGATTTCATTAAAAGCATCCATTACATCATACTTATCCTTGTTTCTAATGTAAAATAGATTTTCCTTTTTGATACCGAACTCTTTATATTCATCCCACATGTAACTTATATCATTTAATATAAATACATCATCATCAGATACAAGAGTTCTCTTTACTCCAAATTTTTCTTTAAGATAAATTGGCATTAAGATCTTAAATAAGCAACCATGACTTAAAAGAAATTCCTTTGCTTTACCTTCATAACCATGCTTCTCAATGTAATGGTCATAAAGATCATTAAGAATAATAATTTTGGCATTTTTAAATATATCCAAATCATGTTCTTCAAAAATACCACTAAGTTTATCTAGGTCTATTTTAGTATCATCCACAAACAGATAAATGTCAAACTTCTCTTTAACTCCTCTAGGATAATAACTACATAAGATATTAGTAAACTCTAGACTGGATACGCCGATGGCTAAAGCTTTATCTTTCATAATTAAATTATACTTTTTACTTTATACTTCTTTTTTGGTTTAGCTCCAATTTCTTCTGCTTCAATAATCTTATGATTAGTGTTATCTTGTTTTAGGAATGTATAATTTGTCATTTTTGCATTACCTTCACAAAACTTCTTCACCTCATCGGCCATATCCATAGCAGTGGTAACTGGTACATTTTGTGCAATATGATTAACTTGGCGAGAAGATTCAATTTCAAAATCTAAAGGAAGACCCATTAAATGAAGCATCTCTCTTACATTAAGATATCTATTTTCTACAGGATGAACACCATTAAACATATTACGACCAATCAGAGCAGAAAAAGAATCATGGAAAAAATGTGGCGATGCATCCCAATACCCAAGCCCTTGACTTACTTTATTCTTCTGATGCTCCAACATATCAATAAATGTCTTAGTTGACTTCTTATTGGAAAAACCTTCTTTTGGATAATGTTTATCTAACCAGTCAATACATTCATCGAGTAATTCATTCTTATCAAGATACTGTGCAATAGTACCTTTCTTAAACTTAGCAGAAAATTCGGCATGAGTTAAGCCTTCTTTTTCTAAAACAAACTCATACGGTCTAAAATGATCAGTGACCTTTCCAGGTACCATGAACATGTCTTGTTGTGTAGCATCCTCAGGTATTTCGTTAAGATAGTCAATAAGCTTTTTCTTTTCTCTAAACTTCCACTCTAACATTGGAACTGTTGGTGTATTCCAAAAGAAGTAAAAGGTACGCATTCTTCTCTGTGGAATACCATGTAATTCTGTATTGGTCTTAATGAGAGAAAAACTATATCCATGTTTTTCTGCAATTTCTCTAAGTCTTTCTACTACACCTTCTCCCATTTTAGTAAAAAGGCCTGGGGCATTTTCACCCCAAAGAACTTTAGGTTTTACATGTTCTAAAATATATTCAGATGATTCATACATCCATTTATTTTGAACAGCATCAGATCCACGCGATGCAGCAGATCCACTAGCAGAATTCAATAAGGATAAGCCTGCACATGGACAGACTGAATTTACATAATCAACACCTTCGAATGTTTGATTAGGTATTTCTAATTCTTCATGATCTAGTCTATACATTGGTACATCTGGCCAATATCTTTCAATATGGCTTTCGTTTGCAGCAAATGCTTCATAGCTTAAATGAAAAGCCGGTTCATTACCTGCAGATTTTTTACAACCTATGGCACTACCTCCAATAAGAGGAATAATAGTACCCCATTTTAATTCTTTACTCATATCTTATTTTTTATTATGTTTAAAAACACCATAATAACATGCCCCGCCATCGCCGATTCTTTCTCTTATCACAGGTAAGTTATCACCGAATACTGAGGAATATTCATCATATTGAATAATACCTACACTACCTTTACCACCTAACCATTTGTTAAGTTTGTCTTCCTTTAATTCATGAGGATGACCTTCGTGTGCAGGTATATCAATCCATTCAAATATTCTAATTACAGGCGCAGCTTTCTTGGCATTATTAATTATCTTTTCTGGATCTATTACATGCTGTAAACAGTTATAGATCCAAACTTCATCATATCCCTCCTCATCAACATCTTCACCTGGTTTTTGATCATATTCAATATTATTAGCTGCATACCTATCAATTGTCCACTTAGGATACTTAATAGGATCCACAACCTTAGATCCTCCATGATCATGGCATTTAAGTAATAATGAAACCGGACCGCCCCCAATATCTAGTATTTTCTTTCCATTAACAGAAAAAGAAAATGGGGAGTATTTATCAATACTCATTAGTTTAGCATAAAAGAATTGTTTTATTTCTTCATCAAGAGAATTACAACAATTCCCCCAATAATCGGCTTCAAATTCATACAGAGGATTTTCTTCTACAAATTCACCGCTTGGTGTATATTTACCTACGTTTCCCATATTATTTTTTATATTTTTACTTTTTCAATTTCTAAATCTTCCATGAATGTTAAAGGATCAATTGTTCCTTCAGCGATTTCATTTTCAAGATATACAATAGTTTCCTTAATAGTATCTCTAATATCTTTCTTAGGTTCCCAGCCCATTGATTTGGCTTTAGAAATATCACCGCGAATATTTAATGCTTCTCCAGCAATAGGATCATAATGGTCAAAAGGAACTTCACCAACTCCCATAATATTGCCAATCATATTTTTAAGTTCCATTAGGTTTGTCATTTTACCTGTACCTAAGTTGAATGTTTGATTTGCAGTATTTTCATTTTCCATACAAAGAATGTGGAATGCATTAACATCAGATACATCAATGTAATCACGAGCTTTCATATAATCTCCAAATACGATAGGATTATGACCACCTTTAATTCTTAAAATGAATCCTGCAAATACTGGCGGTATTGTTCTATTATAATCTTGTAGTGGTCCAGCTACATTAAAATATCTTAATGCAGTATAATTAAGACCTTTAGTTCTCTGGTAAGATTCTGCTAATAACGCGAGGCATGCTTTAGATGTAGAATAGATGGTCGTAGGATCTGATTGTGTTTCGTTAAACCCAGCATCTGGCATTTCACAGTTTTCATATACAGCAGAAGTTTCGCTAAATATGATTCTCTTAACACCTGCCTTAACGCAGCCATTCATTATATTAATACTACCTAAAATGTTATTGTCCACCGCTTCATAAGGATCTTCATTACAGTCATAGATCGAAACTAGACCTGCAAAGTGATAAACATACTCAGGCTTAAACTCTTGAATAATATTTTCTACATATTGATTTCTAATATCCTCTTTATAGAAATGTTCAATTTGATCATGAACCTTAGGGATATAAGTACCGTGAGATAAGTTATCAATTACAGCAATACAGTTAGGATTATGACCTCTATTTAATAAATCGTTGATAAAGTTTGTTCCAACGAACCCAGCTCCACCGGTGACCAGGATTTTAGTTTCAGAATTATACATTTACGTTTTCAGTTTTAGTTACTCGTTCATAAGCTTCCCAGATTTTAGTATCTACATGTTCTCCAGTATAATATGAATCTTTAAGATATTTTTCTTGGAGGTTATAGAATAATTTCTTATAATGCTCTGGGTTTGCATTTAAGAATTCAATTTTCTTTTTGAGATCTTCTGGTGATTGACATCTAATAAAATGACCTTCTGGGAACACATTAAATTCAGTATCGTAAGATGGGTGTAAGAAAGGTATAATACCATAGTGTAGCATTTCTGCATATTTAGAAGTGACCATACCCTCTTTAATAGGAACGCAGAATGTGTATTTAGTTTTAAGAAGTTCATCGGTCATTGTTTCAATACGAGTTTCTCCCTTAAACCATTTAGAATACTTTTCTTTAATCTCATCATCCCATTTACCATAGATATCGGTTTCAATATCTTGATCTACAATATACTCTTTTACAGGATCCCAGCGGTCCATTCCACCTGAGCCCTTTCCTTGGTTTTGTAACATCATAAATGAATTATCTTTTTTCATTTCAAAGAGTTCATCTATGTCATATCGTTTTTTATCCAACAAGAATACTGTTTCAATTCCTGAATATTCAAAGACAGAATGTATTTTTGCAGTTTCTCTAGTAGGTGGGTTACTAAAATACTCTTCATCTAATTCAAAGTTATTTTGCGCAAGATAATAAGTAGGTCGATTATTATTTCCCCAATCCTTACATGAAAGAACGTATCGGTTATCCACCAGTAAACCTACGATAGGTACCTTCTTTTCCAATTCATTCATTGCTCGAATAATTGGAGCAGCATAATACTTAAAGAAGTCTAAAGATTTAACTCTACCAGTACCATCTACTTTATTAATGTAATTTTCAATATTAACAGTACTTGTAGGTCCTGTATAGAAAAAGATAAAATCTAAATCTAAACTCTTAATAATTTCAACAGTTTCGTCTGCAGACTTTCTCTCTTTCATAGTAGAGTGAAATTCTTTGATATTGGAAGGAACTGCAGATTCTTCTTCTGGTGGTGGACCAAAGAGTGAATTTACCTTTGGCCTTTGTTTTGCTCTAAACTTACCTAAATCATTAGGACTAAGTAACCAATACTCGGTATCTGGGTTACGGTTTGCAATTGAGCAGATAAGTTGTTTAGGTTCACAATCACCACCGATTGCACTCCAACTATTTTCATTAAACTTAATGGCTTTACCTAATTTAAAAAAGCCGACCTTTTTTACGTTATCTTTCATATTAACAATTTTGGATGATGTCTTCTATAACTTGTTTATCCTGTTCGTATGTTAAATCATACCAGCATATTCCTAATTTCTCAAACTTTAAATTTTCCATTGAATTTATAAGATGAGTGATTTCATATTCATTACGATTTGATAACTTAATACTACTTAAATTATCAAATGCTTCTTTTGCAAAAATCATATATCCGCAAAAATACCTACCGCTTACCACACCATGCGGTTTTTCAATGACTACGTCTTCTAGGATAGTTGCAAGTTGTAAATTCCTTGCACGAGTATCGTAATCTTTATATGTAGCAACTGATACATTAGGATCGTGATATTCTAAACCAATATTTCCTTGATAGTAATTATCACCAAACAGACATAGGAACGGTTCATAAAATTTACCTTCCCATGCTTTAATAGCGGCACCCGGTCCATATTCATCATCCTTTTGGAACTCATAGTAAATGTTTATCTTTTCCTTATACTTTGATAAACTTTCAATAATAGGATGAGATAGTTTAGTATTTCTATTCTTAAAGAAGAAGTCAGATTTACTAATTGTAACATATGCATCTTCTATACCGTTTTCAATACAAAATTCAATACAGTACTGAACTGTTGATTTACCTAAAATTGGATCAATGAGTTTATTTGATCCGTATCTTGTTGACTTACCAGCCGCCAAGATAATTGCCTTTCTTACTCTACTCATTTAGTATAATTAATTTCTAATTCATCAAATAACTGGTGGCCCTTCTTAAGGAACATGCCTGCCAATTCATACCTTTCGTTTAATTCAAAAAATGGAACTGCTCCTAATAAATGAACTGCCAAGAAAAACTTTAATTGATATTCATCATACCATTGATACATAATCTTTTCAGCTTCTCTACAGAACTTAAGATATTTAGGATTCCTTTCATTGTATATATGGGACTCATATTTCATAGTAAATGATTGCATTAATTTACCATGATCATAGTAACTCTGTTCTTCAGTACCGCGAGGATCAATAAAAATAAAATCTTTATCATATAAGATATTACTTACGGTAAGATCACCATGTACAAAACCCCATTTTGAGGCAGCATCAAATTTACCATCATACTTATAACCTGTCCTAGTTTCAAGTTTATCTAAATATGATCTTGTATCTACATCAGCACCATAACCGTCAAAGTCATTTACAATATGTATGAGCCTATCTAATTGATCTAACGATTTAATTAAAGGTTGATCACAAATCTTTTCATACCATGTAGGATACCTATTCATTTCAAATGAAGTATCCGAAATTGGATTAATCTTAATAAAATTAGGATGACTGCAGTTTGCTAACCAATCCATTTGCTGTTTAAACTTTATAGGATAAACGCCTGCTTCTTTAATGACTTTATTATCTTGGAGATAAACGCGATCTCCACTATTTCCTACTAAAACTTTACCAGAATGCATTTCATATTATTTTTAAGTGCGAATGTTGAATCTACTTCAGAATCACCAACCATAAGAAAATCAGTAAAGGTATATTCAGGAAATGTTTTATAGATAAGATCTGCCATGTCAGAATGAGGCTTCTTATTTTTAACATCATCTCTGGTTACAATAAGGTCAAATAGATTTGGGCTAATGTTATGATACGACATAATTCTATCCACATTTTCCCTAGATGAATTAGATGCAATTATAACCTTTTCAAATTTTGAGTTTTCAATTATCCACAGAAGTAATTGGTTAACATTTGTTTTATGCAGGTTCTTAGAAAAGATTTGTCTTTTATATTTCTGAGCCAATTGAGATTCCTTTTCGGTTAATTGATATTTTTGCAATAGAACATCCATTCCATAATTAATATCGGCCATAATAGTTTCTATTGGAATTTCTCTATTTAAGACTCTTTCCAATGCTCGCCTCCAAGAATCTGCATGAGTATCTATAGTAGAAACTAATGTATCATCAAAATCTAATATTAAGCACCTTTCCATATAAACCAAACTGATTTATTATTATATAGAGGTTTTTAAAAAGGTTTCAAGTAAATAGGACTTTATTAAACTAAAAAGGACCACTTTTCAGTGGCCCTCTTTATAGGAGTGTCTGGGGACGTGTTATCTTACATGTTATTCTTAGTCTCTTGAACGTGTAATCTTAGTTCTTGTGCAAGGTTCTTAACATCTTGCATAGACTTACGAATTCTTACAGCAGCAGCTTTGTTTCCTTTAACGTAAAACTTTTCAACGTCTTCGCCTACTGCTTCAATAAGTGCTTTGATTTCTTCAAATTTTTCCATAATAGTTATTTTTTATTGTTTTAATATATATTCATTAGAATTTACCTTTTCTGTTTCTATAGAAACTTGTTAGTCTTGGTATGTACATGTACTTATGCCCTTTATCTTTAATAGCTTTCATCATTCTATTAAACATATCAACGTCAGCCGGGTTTGTCTTAGCCATAGGTATCTTTGGGGCTGTGTTTGCTTGTTGAGATGCATCACGGTATCTTAAATCACCGCACATACTAGGTCTCCATGAAACCGCTGAATGGCTAACATCACCATGTGTATAGCCTAGATTATTTGGCTCTATTGTATTAGTATGTCTTTCATCTCTAGGTTGATACATAAACTTCTTTGAACTATTTGTTGCATCTACCTTTTTGCGACTTCTTGTAAATACATATGCCAATTCAGGATATTGCGTGTATGCCTTTGCCAAAAGCTCCAAGTGATCTGGGCTCCATTTATCATCATGATCAATTCTTACAATGTAATCACAGCCATCGTTCTTTGCCATCTGAAGGCCTTTATTCATAGCACCACATCCTGCCGTATATCTAAATTGTTGTTTAGTAAAACCTTTGTCACGTTCTCCTGGTGTCGATAGATTATGGTATTTCAGTTTTTCTTTAGGAATTACTTCATCCATTACCTTTTTTATTTCTTCATCACCATCATATTTATCGCCTACTAAGTAAACTACATAATTGTCATATTTCTGATTCTTAATAGATCCTAAAGAATCTCTAAGTAGAGAAGGAGTGTCCATAAATTTTTGACGACCAGTCTGAGCACCGCCATCAGAAATTTTATGAGTAGGCATTACAATACCAAACTTAATCTTTTTATCAATTTCACTAGTAAGATTCTTCTCTAATAAGATTTCAAAATTCCCTGAGCCTATATATGACTCTAGTAAATTGTATTCATCAAAGCTTATCATTTATTGAAAAATGTTTTTATTGACTCAATTATCCTTTTAAGATCTTCATCGGTTAAATCCGACCCTGAAGGTAAGCATATACCTTGTAAGAATAATAGAGCACTGTTTCCATTTATATATTTTCGGTATGAGGTTAGAACCGGTTGCTGATGCATAGGTTTCCAAATCCTTCTAGCTTCAATATTATCATTTGCTAAATGTTCTATGAGTTCTTGTGGTCTATCTTCTGGTTTTAAAATAGCACAAGTTAACCATGCATTGGATCTATCATGATCAGTCTCCTCCTGGAATGAATAAAAGTAATCACCTAATTCTTTTTTGTAAATTTGGTTAACCTCACGGGTTCTTTTAATACGATCTTCAATAACTTCCATCTGACCTATTCCTATAGCAGCAAGAATATTACTCATTCTATAATTATATCCAATTTCAGTATGATGGTAGAACGGCATCGGATCTTTTGCTTGTGTTGATAAGAACCTCATCTTATCAGCTTTTTCTTTATCATCAGTAATTATAACCCCACCGCCAGATGTTGAAAGTAATTTATTTCCATTAAATGAATAGACTCCAATTTTACCAAATGTACCTGTATGTTTTCCATCAATCGTTGATCCTAAACTTTCAGCAGCATCTTCAATAATAGGTATATCATATTCATCGGATAATTTTTTAATTGCATCCATGTTACAAGGAACTCCAAAAATATGTACTGGAATAATTGCTTTAGGTTTTTTACCTATTGCATTTGAATTAAGAATTGCGGTTTCTAATAAAACAGGATCCATGTTCCATGTACCTTCCTCAGAATCTACAAATATAGGTTCTGCTCCACAATATAAAATAGGATTCACGGTTCCAATAAAGGTTAGAGAAGAGCATATAACAAAATCACCATCTCCTACACCTAAAGCCTTTAATGCCAAGTGAATACCTGCAGTACCGGATGTTACCGCCACGGCATGTTTTGCGCCAGTATATTCTTTAATGGATTCTTCAAATTTGGTAAGATGAGGTCCTACTGGTGCAATCCAATTTTGTTCAAATGCCTCTTTTATATAATCAAGCTCTTTACCTGACATATGAGGTGGGGATAAGTATATTTTCTTCATATTATTTTAATTTAGCAGGATTTCCATAGGCTTTAGAATTATCCGGAATATCTCTAACTACAACACTCCCTGCACCAATTACACAATTCTTCCCTATTTTAATTCCAGGTATTACAACTGAGCCTGCACCAATGAATGTCCCTTCTCCGATTTCTACAGCTCCACATAAAGTTACATTAGGTGCAATATGTACAAAGTCTCCAATTACACAATCATGATCTACTGATGCAGATGTATTAATGATTACATGATTCCCGATAGATACATCATTCTGAATAACCGCACCTGGTGCAATGACAACACCTATACCAATTTCATATTCCATTACATATAGACCTTGGTCAGCATTTATAAAATCTACATTACCTAATTTAAGTGCAATCTTTTTTCTGTTTGAATTATCGCCAACTCCTATGATCCAATCAAATCTAGGATCAGCTTTATAAAAATCATCATCATTATAAAATGAATAGCTATCATCAATAAGAGATGCTATCATTCTTGCATGACCGCCTTTACCGTAAATGTTTACCATTATTCTTCTCTTTTAAATTCAGGGACAATACTTTTGACTAACAATAATATCTTATAAAAATCATTTGATCTTATTTTTGAAAGTTTTTCTATCTTAGGGATTAATTCCTTAAAATCATAATCAACATGATTAAGTTTCATTATATTATGATCATCAGTAGTAACCATGTTTTCCCCGTCACATAATAATTCTTCATAAAGTTTTTCTCCTGGTCTTAGTCCAATGTATTTAATTTCAGCATTACTATTAAAATGAGAAATTAATCTTTTTGCTAAATCATTAATATTTACAGGCTCACCCATATCAAATAGAAACACTTCTCCACCTTTACCTAAAACACTTGCCTGTAATACTAATTGACATGCTTCAGGTATCGTCATAAAATATCTAATAACTTCTTTATGAGTAACACTAACAGGCCCACCTCTTTCAATCTGTTTAATAAACGTAGGAATAACAGAACCTTCGGATCCTAATACATTACCAAACCTAGTAACAATAAAATTTGTGGCAGATTTAGTTTCTAAGAATTGTGTATAAAGTTCGGCTATTCTTTTAGTAGCACCCATTATATTTGTTGGATTTACTGCCTTATCAGTTGATACCATTACAAACTTTTCTACCTCATTCATATAAGCAATATTGGAAACATTCATTGTTCCTAATACATTAGTTTTTATTGCCTCAATTGGGTTTAACTCCATCATAGGGACATGCTTATATGCAGCTGCATGAAATACTATGTTAGGTTTAAAAGTATCAAATATTTCGTCTAATCTATACTTATCTCTTACATCTCCTATAACATATTTAATATGAGCTTTTGGATAAGTTCTGGATATTTCTTGTTCAAGATGAAACATTGATGCCTCTGCATTATCGTAAACGGTTACAGTAGATGTCCCACATTTAATTAACTGTCTTACTATTTCACTTCCTATTGAACCAGCACCACCAGTTACTAAAACTCTTTTACCTTTTATGTAATCTTGGATTGCTTCTAAATCCGTAGTAATAGGATCTCTTCCAAGTAGCTTATTATAATCTATCTCCAAACCTTTTAAAGTTTAAAATGTTTTGCTTCTTTTCTAAAAGTCCCTTTCCTACTAAATTATTGACTAAAGAAATTTGAGACTTCATGACTCTTTTCATAGCTTCTTTATAATCTAAAAAACCAGCCCAGTCAACTTCTTCAACTTGTAATTGCTTTTTAGGAACTCTTAAATCCTTTAACCCTATCTGGTTAAGATCATCTATTTTTACAATGTAATAATATACAATCTTATGACCATATTTTTTGGTACTTACCGTAAATGTATATTCAGTAGGATCTATAAGTTTTTTAGGAATGTTAATTCCAACTTCTTCACGAGTTTCTCTTATTGCTGCATCTAATTTAGATTCACCATCATCAATGCCACCTTTAGGAATACCATAAGATCCATACCATCCTCTTGAGGTTGTATGAGCCAATAAAATTTTATTGTCATATATGATCGCTAAACCTGCAGATTTTTTAGTTTTCATATATTATTTATTTGAGATACGATCCACTCTAATTCAACTTGGCTATCAGCATCTGAAATTGCATTTGTTGGATCAGGATGAGTTTCAATAAATACTCCATCGTATTCAAATATCTTAGCAGCAAGGGCATATTTTTTAGCCAATTCTCTATCGCCCCCGGTTGTTTCACCTTTAGGTTTTTGTGTTGAGTGAGTACAATCTAAAAAGACCCCATCACTAAATGACTTCATAATATCAACAGCCCTAAAGTCAGGCATAAGACCACTATAACCAAATGAAGTACCTCTTTCAGTAATGTACACTTTAGCTTTAGGATTAACTTCCTTAATTTTAGTAACTACGTGTTCCATTGCATGTGGTGATAGCCACTGCCCTTTCTTAACATTAATATGCTTAAACCATTTTGCGCAAGCTATTACTAAATCTGTTTGTCTACATAAGAACGCTGGTATTTGTATCATATCAATGTACCCTGAAAGTTTCTCTGCTTGCCACGGTTCATGGATGTCTGTAACTAATTTCACACTAGGATAGGTTGCTTTAATCCAAGCAAATATATCTAAACCTTTATGAATACCAGGACCTCTATCTGAGTGGATAGAGGTTCGGTTTGCTTTATCAAAAGATCCTTTAAAATACCAATCTTTACCTTTCATTATAGGGTATAAGACATCTAAAACTTCTTTACAGTTTTCTTGGCTTTCTAAAGAACACGGGCCTAAAATATACTTATCCATCACAACTTACGCATTCTTCCATAGCTTTTGCGGCAATATCACCTCTTAATACAGATTCAGTTCTCATATAGTAAAGTGTTTTGATTCCCTGTTTCCATGCTTCAAGGTGGACTTGGTTAATCCACTTAGGTGAAGCTTCTTTAGGAAACGCAAGATTAAGAGATACTGCTTGATCAATATATTGTTGCCTAATACCGGCTTGCCTTACTAGTTCTAATTGGTTAATTTCTTTAAAGGTTTTAAATACATCTTTAAAAGGTACACCTTCTTCAAATTCAGGTACATCTTTACATTTAACCAAAATTCCTTTAACAAAACACCACTCATCTAAAAACTTAAGACCTTGTACAGATCCACCATCTGCCATTATTTTATCCCATACCTTTTTATTGTTATGGCCTATCTTTTCAAGGAATCCTTCAAGAATACTATTCTTTCTAATAAAGGTTCCCTTTGCGGATTGATCGGTCCAAATATTTGCAGGTACAGGTTCAACCCCAGCAGAAATACCGCCAGCGAGTTTAGAATTAGAAACAGTTGGAGCAACGGCTCTAAGGTGAGTATTTCTAAATCCAGTATCTCTACACCAAAGAGGTTCTCCGTATTCTTCTGCTAAATCACGGCTTGCTCTTTCGCTTTCAATTTTAATTTGAGAAAAGATATTTCGCGTTTCATATTGAGCCTCTAAACCTTCAAACGCAATACCTCTCTGCTGTAGGTATGTATGCCATCCTAAAACACCAAGACCTAAGGCTCTCCCTTTTTCTGCCGTTCTTACGGAATTTTCAAACCCTTTTCTGTACTTTGCCTTTTGTATAAATTCTTCAAGAACGCCATCTAAAAACCATGTAGCATCATAAATAAGATTAGTATTTTTCCATTCATCATATTTAGAAAGATTAAGAGAACTTAAGCAGCATACAAAAGAATGATTTTCGTCGCTGTGTAATGTTATCTCAGAGCAGATGTTGGTCATAAAGACCTTTAAACCATTTCTCTTATATGCTTCCGGGTTTTGCTTATTAACATTTCCTCGATACATTATATAAGGTTGCCCAGTTTGTCTTCTCTTTCTTTGAACAGCTGAAAATCGTGACCTAGCATCATTATCACCTTCCATTACCTTTCTCATAAACTTATCAGAAATGATAACACATTGATTCATATTTAAACATTGACGATTAATATCACCCTTAGGTTCTCTAATTTCTAACCACTCCCAAAAGTCACCATGTTCAATATTTAAATTTGAACTAGCTGCACCTCGCCTAACCGCACCTTGATTAGTAGCAAGAATAGTAGAATCATTAATCTTTATAAAAGGTACTACACCATCACTTGTACCATTATCGGTTATCTCTGCACCAGCAGGTCTAATCTGATTATGACATATCCCAACACCACCTCCATGTTTAGCCAATAACATTAATTCAAGGTTCTTTTGCCCTATATCATTAATAGAATCAGCCACATCAATTCCAAAACAGCTTATAGGTAAACCTCTTTCAGTTCCAGTATTACTTAATACAGGTGATGCTAAGTTTAACCATCCTTTCCAAATATATTTAAAAAACTTATCCGCAAGGTCAGGTTTCTTTAATCTATTTGCTACAGTAGTACATACTCTCCAATATGCATCTCTTGGGGTTTCTCCAGGTAAACAATATCCTTTTGATATTGTTTGTAAGTAAACATTAGTATGGCCCCATTCAGGGTAATCAACACCCCTTTCCCATCCTAATTCTTTTTCTAATTGATCTGCTGTCATTTTTATCTTCTTTATTATTTACCAAATGTCGTCCCAATTATCATCTTCTCCTGCCTTTGCATAATCAGTAGGTCTGATTGCAAAAAAGTCAGTGTGAGTATGCCCACCAGTAAGGTGATAAAACCAATCTAAATTATCTGCTGATTTTTCATCATAATCAAAAATGGCATCATACCCTAATTCCTCCAACTTTTCATTAGTTCTTCGGTAAATAAAGTTCTTAAGGTCATATGCTGCGAGATTTTCTAAATCTCCTTGTTCAAATATTTTATCAATATACTTATGCTCCATTTCTATAATAAGAGATGCTGCATTTTCAATATCAGCTCTTGCTTCTTCTTTTAACTCAGGATACTCTTCACACATATGGCGGAATAGTTTACATCCCATTTTAGAATGCAGTGATTCGTCTCTTACTGACCATTTCATTTGTTGACCAATACCTTTTAAAAAGTTTCTCAGTTGGAAACTATAAAGAACAGCAAAAGATGAGTAAAGTGCAACACCTTCAGCAAAGGCAGAAAAGATAGCAAGAGATCTTCCTACTTCTTTACGTGCATTAGGATCTTTATGCAAATCTTCATGAGTATAGTCAGCTGTTGTTTGCATTAAGAATTCAAAGCGGTCAGCAATAGAAGGTTCATGTAAAAATGCTTCAAAATCTTCAAGACCTAATGTTTCATTAAGATAAGAATATGCAACTGCATGGATAGTTTCTTGTGATCCAAACATCATAGCCATTTGTCTAATTTCATGTTTAGGGAACCACTTAGTAACCATTCCTGTCCAATAGTCAGAAACTGCACATTCAGTTTGAGCAAATCCTAAAAGTATATTACCTACTAAGTTCTTTTCCGATGGATTAAGATTTTCATTCCAATCTTTAACATCGCTTTGCATTGAAATTTCAGTATGAAGCCAAAATGCCTGGGCTTGTGGAAGCCATCCTTCTAAATAATACTCAGGGTATTCAAAGGGTTTGTAGTGAATTCTTTCGGTAAATAAGTTGCTCATTTGTATTTTTTGTTTTTTAATTTTATCCCGCTCTATAACAAAGTAATTCGGTTGCTTCAATTTCTTCTCCAGGTTTACCTATTCTATACAAACCTGTTTCGGGTTCTTGGACTAATTGAGGACCACCTGTTATTTGAAC